GTGGGAGATTCGGGAGGAGCTTGAAGCTATCGGAAAAGAGGTGACGGACGATGAGATTACCCGGATGGCGGAGATGCGGGTACGGAAGGAAGTGCAGCGCGGCATACAGACCATCCAGTATCAGATCCAGACCCTCCTGACTACGAACGGCCAGACACCTTTCGTATCTGTGTTTATGTATCTGGATGAGGTGGAACCGGGGCAGATTCGTGATGACCTCGCTTTGATCATCGCAGAGACGCTGAAGCAGCGGTATGAAGGGATCAAGAACGAAGTCGGCGTGTGGGTCTCCCCCGCATTCCCGAAACTCATCTATGTCCTGGACGAGGACAACATCACCGAGGATGCGCCATACTGGTACCTGACACAGCTGGCTGCCAAGTGTACGGCAAAGCGCATGGTGCCGGATTATATTAGCGCCAAGATCATGAAACAGCTCAAGGGCGATGTGTATACCTGCATGGGCTGTCGGGCTTTCCTTACGCCGGATACCGTAGGCTTGAATCCAGACGGCAGCCACAAATACTACGGACGTTTCAATCAGGGAGCGGTAACCATTAACCTGGTAGATGTGGCCTGCAGTGCGGAGGGTAATGAAGAAAAGTTCTGGCAGCTGATGGAGGAGCGGACTGAGCTCTGCCATAAGGCACTGCGCATCCGGCATGAGACCTTGCTGGGGACGCCTTCGGATGTCGCTTCGATTCTCTGGCAGCACGGCGCGATTAATCGCCTGCAGAAGGGTGAGAAGATCGACCGGCTTCTGTACGACAACTACAGCACGATCAGTCTTGGATACGCTGGCCTTTGCGAGTGTGTCTACAGGATGAAGGGATGCAGTCATACTGACCCTGCCGGGCATGACTTCGGAATCGAGATCATGAAGTTCCTGAACAGGAAAACGGCGCAGTGGCGGGAAGCAGAGAACATCAGCTATTCCCTTTATGGCACACCGATGGAAAGCAGCACGTATAAGTTTGCCAAGTGCTTGCAGCGCCGATTTGGCATTATCCCGCATGTAACGGATAAGAACTATATCACCAACAGCTATCACGTCCACGTCACAGAAGAGATCGATGCCTTTTCCAAGCTTGCCTTTGAGGCGGAGTTCCAGGCGCTTTCCCCGGGCGGCGCAATCAGCTACGTGGAAGTTCCAAACATGCAGAATAATATACCGGCTGTGCTCTCTGTCATGAAATTCATCTACGACAACATCATGTACGCTGAGCTGAATACAAAGAGCGACTACTGTCAGGTCTGCGGGTATGACGGTGAGATCAAAATCGTAGAGGAAGATGGAAAACTCCTGTGGGAGTGCCCGAACTGCGGCAACCGGGACGAAGACCGGATGAACGTCTGCCGCCGTGTGTGCGGATATCTGGGCACCAATTTCTTCAATCAGGGCAGGACACAGGAAATCGCAGAGAGGGTCCTGCATTTATGAATTGCTGTGGGATCAAGAAGACAGACATTGCCAACGGACCGGGCGTCCGCGTGTCCCTGTTCGTATCCGGCTGCAGGAATCATTGCCCTGGATGCTTCCAGCCGGAGACATGGGATTTCGACTACGGCGATCCATTCACAAAAGAAACGGAAGACGAGATCATCACGGCCCTGCGTCCCTCGTGGATTCAGGGCCTTTCCATTCTCGGCGGCGAACCGATGGAGCCGGAAAACCAAGAGGCGCTTCTGCCTTTCATCCGCAGGGTGAAGGAGAAACTGCCGGATAAAGATATCTGGCTCTATACCGGATACCGGCTGGAGAGGGTCGGGACATCACCGCTTCTTTCATACACGGATGTGGTTGTAGACGGACCGTTTATCGAGGCCGAGAAGGATGCCGCGCTTGCCTTCCGGGGAAGCCGGAATCAACGGATTATCCAACTGAGAGGAGAAGGCCAATGGGGATGATAGACCTTGCATCGGTGATCGGTGTGTATCCGGTCTGCAATACAGGTGCTGTTCTCGTTCATAAGATCGATTACGGCGAGGAGAAGGTGCTGGCTAGCATCAACGGTGATTCGCCGGAGTGGTGCAGTCTGACAGAAGAATACATGGAAACGAGTGGAGAGCTTGAACTGGGGTTTCACCTGGGCGAGCTCTTCATTCCTTTCTGCGAGATCATGAGATTTTTTGGAGGTGCGACATGAAGAAAACAGCGGAATTGAAAGTGCTGCCGATATCCGTACTCAAACCGGCAGAATATAACCCGCGTAAGAAACTGAAGCCGGGAGATAAGGAGTACAAGAAGATCAAGGATTCCATTGAGGAGTTCGGGTTTGCCGATCCGCTGGTAGTCAATAGCGACATGACGATCATCGGCGGGCATCAGCGGCTCAACGTGGCAATTGAACTGGGATACACCGAAGTGCCCTGCGCGGTGGTTGATGTGGACAAAACCCGTGAGAAGGCGCTGAACATTGCCTTGAACAAGATCACCGGCGAGTGGGATGAGCAGATGCTGGCAGACCTGCTGACGGATCTGAAGGAAGCGGACTACGATCTGGATTATACCGGCTTCGAAGCGCCTGAGGTGGAGCAACTCTTTTCCAACATCTACGATAAAAAGGTCAAGGAAGACGACTTTGATGTTGACAAGGAACTGCAGCAGCCGTGCTTCTCTCAGCTTGGCGATCTGTGGTGCCTGGGGAAACACAGGGTCATCTGTGGCGACAGCACCGGGGAGGAAATCTATACCCGGCTCATGGACGGGCAACTTGCCAATCTTGTGCTGACGGACCCGCCATATAATGTCGACGTGGAAGAGACGGCGGGCAAGATCATGAATGACAACATGGGCGACCAGGAGTTCTATAGCTTCCTGCTGTCCGCTTATCGCTGCATGCATGCCAATCTGGCAGATGACGGCAGCATCTATGTCTGGCATGCGGATACCGAGGGCATCAACTTCCGCACGGCTTTCCGGGACGCAGGCTTCTATCTGTCTGGATGTTGTATCTGGGTCAAGAACGCGCTGGTGCTCGGTCGGAGCCCATATCAATGGCGGCATGAGCCCTGCCTGTTCGGATGGAAGCAGAAGGGAAAACACCAGTGGTACGGCGACCGGAAGCAGACGACCGTGTGGGAATACGACAAACCCAGATCCAGCAAGGACCACCCGACAATGAAACCGGTACAGCTGATGAGCTACCCGATCAAAAACAGCACCATGACTAACGGTATCGTGCTGGATCCGTTCCTGGGCAGTGGTTCCACGCTGATAGCCTGCTGCGAGACAGGTCGAGTCTGTCGGGGCATTGAGCTTGACCCGAAATTTGTCGATTGCATAGTGAAAAGGTATATCGAGTGGGCAGGCGGTAGGTACGATGATGTGTACGTGATCCGTGACGGACAGAAGCTGCGCTTTGATGAGGTGGCGACGTTTGAGCCACAGGAAGCAGAAGACTGATACGGAAAGCGGAGAGGCTGGCTGATGCTGGCCTCTCTTTTCCTACAAGGAGGGGGCGATGAGTGTTGTTGTAGCAATTGGTCTGGTTGTAGTTGGCATGATCGTTTTCCTGCTTGTGGTTGCCATCATCGTAGGCGCTTCTGACGATCAGTACCGGGAATACGACGACCGGGAGCAGGAGGAGTATCTCAGACGCTGGATGGAAGAGCACGAGAAGAAAAAGCAGTCCGGGCGTCGGTAATTGTGTACAATGTCGAATTTGAGTTTTTATCAGAAAAACTCGCACAATTGACTTGCTATTTATGCCTTTCAGAGTGATGTATACCATACCGCCGGAGAGTACCGGTAGGCAATATCACGTGTGGAGCATTGCTCTGGAAAGGAAGAGAACATGATGAGATTTGGATTGAATGTCGAAGACAAGAAGACCCTGGTAAAGCGGATCGGAGAGCTCAGCGGTCAGCAGCCGCGTTACACCTACGTGCCCAGATGCGCATTTGAGATCGGGGCGTACACAGTAGAGCGCAATGGTGACCTGGTGGTTGAGGACACGGAAGCAGATGAGGCACTCATCCAGACGCTGCTTTCTGAAGGGCTGATCACGAATGGAAACCGGGAGGAGAATTGCATGAGAGAAACAATGGCGACCGAAGCAGCGGAGCCGGAAGGCCTGACGATCAGCCTGCCGATGGCGCGGCACACGGCAGATTCTCTTCGCAGGCTGGTGAACCTGATCTATAGCCGTGGACCGCTTCTTTCCAAGGCAACGGGCGGCTGTTTCGGAGCGGATAAGGATTTGATCGCCGCGCTCGATGGGGCCGGGACAGTGATCACAGTGGATGCCTTCATCGCATTGGTCGACGACCGTGGTGGCCTGACTGGACTATCCTTTACCGACGACAAGGTGAACTTCACAGGTTTTCCCTTGACAGACGATCCTGAGAAGAACATGGCCTTCCAGCAGATTGCCTGCCTGATGAATAGGCATGCCCTGGAGCAGAAACGGATTCAGGCGAAGGTGGTCAATGACGACAATGAAAAGTATGCCTTCCGGATCTGGCTTCTGCGCATCGGAATGAACGGCGACGAATACAAGGCCAGCCGCAAAATCCTGATGGCAAACCTCTCGGGACACGCGGCATTCAGGACCCTGGAAGAGGAGACGAGATGGAAGGTATGTCAGAAGGAAAAACGGGATGAGCTGAGGGCCGCAAAAGCCGCTGCCCAAGTGGAAGAAAGGCCTGCGGATGCGGTGTAAATGTACCAATTTTAGGCGCGAAAATAGGTTGGATATTTGTCTAATAATTATCTCAGAATTGACTTGCTATTTATGCCTTTCAGAGTGATATATACACATGCCAAAGGCAAAGGAAAGCACACAGGCGCAAGCCGAAAGGAGATAACGACCATGACAGAGAAAACCGCCCGCCAGATTGAAAACCTGAAAGCCCAGACCTTCGGAGTAGAAGTTGAGGGAAACAACATCACACGCCAGAAGGCAGCCAAGGTTGCCACCAACTTTTTCGGAACCGGCCGGTACGAATACACAGCAAGCCGGAACGGCTACATGACCTGGAGCGCCTGGGACGCCCAGGAACGGGAATGGAAATTCCAGCGGGACGTGAGCATCCAGGGACCGGACGACGAGAAGTGCGAACTGGTCACCCCGATCCTGACCTACGCGGACATGGACACCTTCCAGGAACTCCTCCGGCAGCTGCGCCACGCGGGGATGAAGAGCAGCCCCTCCAGAGGCTGCGGGGTACACATTCACATCGGCCTCAAAGGCCTGGACGGTAGGGACCACAACGCTAAGACCCTGCGCAACCTGGTGAACATCATGGCTGCACATGAGACGCAGATCGGCCGGGCGATCCGGATCGACGAAGGCCGCACCGGACACTACTGCAAGGTGGTCAACCCCGACTTCCTGGCTAGGATCAACCGGCAGAAGCCCCAGACCATGCAGCGCCTCGCGGATTGCTGGTACGAAGGCAACCACGCCAGCTACGGCAGGAATCAGCATTACAACGACAGCCGGTACCACATGCTCAACCTTCACGCGAGCTTCACAAAGGGGACCATTGAATTCCGGCTCTTCCAGTTTTCCGACCCGCACGACGGCAAGCACGGCGGCATCCACGCGGGCGAGATGAAGGCTTACATCCAGCTTTGCCTGGCAATGAGCGAACTGGCCAAGGAGATCGCTTACGCCAGCCCCAAGCCCCAGCAGACGGAAAACGAAAAATACGCCTTCCGGTGCTGGATGCTCAGGCTCGGCTTCATCGGCGAGGAATTCGAAACCGCCCGCGAGATCCTCCTTCGGAACATGGATGGCAACGCAGCCTGGAGACAGGCAGCCTGCTAAGGAAAAGAAAACAAGCCTGGCCGGGGAAACCCGGCTTCAGGCAGTGAAAGGAGGCGACAGGCCATGAAGAAACAGTACAAAGTGCTGATCACTGAGACGCTTCAGAAGACCGTGCTTGTAGAAGCGGCATCTGAACAGGAAGCGCACAAGCGGGCATCCGATGCCTGGAAGAACGCGGAGTACATTCTGGACGCGGAGACTTTCCAGGGAGTGGAGTTCCATGTGATCGGAGAGGCGGACGGCGATGCAGACGAAAAGCGGATCGAGCGGATTGAGTGCAAGGGCGGTGATACGGTTGGCTGATTATCTGAAGCGGTTCACGCTGGTGCGGCCAGAGGATGAGGAAGTCTTCTGTATCGCTTATGGCAGCAACCTGAACGAGCCCAGGATGCGGCAGCGCTGCCCTGGAGCGGAGGTTTTCGGCACTTCCATGATCCTCGGCTACCGGATGCTGTTCAAGCAGAGCATGACCGGTGCATATGCGACCATCGAGCAAGACGCTAATAGCAGTGTGCCCGTGGTGATCTATCGGATGACCGCTGCGGATGAGGCGAGGCTCGACCGGTTCGAGGGCTATCCCAAGTACTACTACAAGCGGGAGTTCTTCCTGCCGGTGTGGAACCTGAGCGGCCGTAAGCTGAAAAAGCGCAGAACCTGCATCGCCTACATCATGCATGAATACCGATCCCTCGGGGAACCGGGGACAGATTACTTCCGGCTGCTGGATGATGGATATGACCGCTGGGGCTTTGATAAGGACCCACTGTATGCGGCGCTGGAAAATAGCATCGGATATAAGCAGGCGAACGCCTGGATCAGAACATACGAAAAGGAGCGGAGAAGAACATGAGCAAGAAGTATTACATAGCCTACGGCAGCAACCTGTCCGTCGAACAGATGGCCCATCGCTGTCCAGACGCGAAGGTCGCAGGTATGGCGGCACTGAAGGACTGGACGCTGGTCTTCCGGACACACGCGACGATTGAGCCCTGCGATGGCCGGGTGGTGCCAGTACTGATCTGGGAGATTTCCCAGCGGGATGAGCGGAATCTGGACCGCTATGAAGGATATCCGTCTTACTACTACAAGCAGGACATGACCGTCACCATGACAGATTTGGACGGGAAGAACCCCCAGGAGATTACGGCGATGGTCTACCTGATGACAGAGGGACACGAGCTCCGGATGCCGTACAGTGGGTACCTGGACACACTAGCGGAAGGATACCGACGCTTTGGATTCAATCCTTATCATCTGGAGCTGGCTGCAAAGGAGGCGATGGCATGATTTTCCCGAGTAGAGAAACCACTGAGCGGCTGAGGCATGAATACCCGGTCGGATGCCGCATCGTTCTGGACGAGATGGATGATCCCTATACGAAGATCCCCATTGGGACACAGGCAACCTGCCAGGGCGTCGATGATGCCGGGAACATTATGGCTGCATGGGATACGGGAAGCTCACTCTCTATCGCATACGGCGCGGATCGCTGTCATAAGGTCAGCATGGAAGCGGAAGCGAAGATCACTCTGGACTGGTACGGAAAACACCAACCGAGGGAGAACGCCAGATGCCCCAGGTGTGGATGCCGGATGGACGGAGCGACTTCCCGTCATGCGCTGAGCCGTCGGGCAACCATCATGATCTGTGATGAAGACGGTATGCGGGAAGCACTGGAGGACGCAGGAATCCTGGAGCGTCTTCCACTGACACAGTGGACCGCGATTACCGGTCCGCAGAACGGCGATGGCTCTTGGGAGGGCTGAACTTCTTGGTGTAAGGTACACAAAAGATGGCGCTGGTCTGGGAAAAATATTTGTCTCATATATCTTCGGATTTTCCGAAGATATAACTTGCTATTTCTTTCGAGTAGAGTGATATATACACATGCCGAAAGGCACAGAACACCTACCGGGGAGGACAAGCACATGACCACCTACAAGACAAACCACGCAGCCACCACCAAGAGCCTGACCGAGTGGTACTTCGGAAAAGCTCTTGTAGCCAGCATGACCGCCAAGGCCAAGCGTGAGAGCAAGAAGACCGGGAAGACGGAATTCCGCTTCTGGCAGGACGGCACCGGCTACCTGACTATCACCCTTCACTAAGGAGGTATCCACCATGACAAACCTCGACCACATCCTTTCCCTGGTCCGCCACGGCGCACAGCTGCGCAACCCGGACGATGGCAGCCTGATGCCGCTGACGGAAACCTTCTACCACAAGGCGATGGAAGCCTGCCATACTGGCGGCTACAACGCAGCCACCTACGATCTGATCCTTCCGGGGATCGAGGACGAGATGGGCCTTTGCATCTGGAAAGACGGGCACGTCGATTCCGGCAGCATGCGGAGCATCTGCGACTGCCTTGCCCGGTGAGCCCATACAAGCCGCCACGAGGGGCCTTCGGACCTCTTTTGATGAGCTGTATCTGGCTGATTATCTGAAGTGAAAAAGGCAATAGAAGGACCTCGCCCATAGCAGCGGGGTTATTCTATGTCCAAATGAACAAATCAGCCCGTAATCTTTGTGCATTATATTCCTGAAATATGCGCAGAATTGACTTGCTATTATTCCGATTCAGAGTGATATATACACATGCCGAAAGGCAAACGACAAAGATTACGGAGGGCAAAGACCATGACGAACGCTTACGAACTGAGAAAGCACTTCTTCCTGGAAGACTACAACACGGCGATCCTGCGGGAGGATTTCGAGACCTTCTTCACTAAGACGAAAGAAAAAGTTACCTTCACCTTCCAGGGCTGGGACGGGAAGAGCTACGACGGCGAGAGTAGGACCGCGACGGTTTACCGCACAACCATCAAAGGTTTTGAGGGCTTCCGCTTTATCAAGGTTGGCAAGGGCCTCCACTACATCGAAGACGGGACGGCGATCCTGGAGAAGGCGACCGGCGAAACCCACGAGAGAGCCAGCTGGCTGGTGGATGTAAAGCGGGCCTGATCCACACCGAACGAAGCCGGGAAAACGGCCTCACGTGGCTGTTTTTCACGTCATAATATACACGAAATACCCTCTGGATCTTTGTGCAGATTATTCCTGAAAAATCTTCCGATAATCCGAAAATATAACTTGATATTTCTTCCGAGTAGAGTGATATATACACATGCCGAAAGGCAAACGACCAAAGGAGGAACAAGACCATGACAAACCTTGAAAAAAACGCCCGCACCTACCGCCTGCCGGAGACCACCACCCCTGAGAACCTCGCCTGCAGCTGGAGCTGCACGGTGAATTTCGGAGACAAGGTTCTCCTCGCCGGATACTACTACAGTGGCCGGAACCAGAACAGCTACTTCGGCGCAGTTTACGAATACACCACAGCGGATCACACCTGCGAAGGTGAGATCAGGCTGACGGCGGTCAGTGCCGAAATGTTCGCGGATAACGGCCACGCCCTGGCCTGGAGCATGGCGCAGTGAGGAGGGGCGGAGCGATGACGACATTCGAACGGGATTACAAGGATGCCCAGGAGGGCAATGAGATTGAAGTATTGACCAGGCGAAAGGCCGAGATCAAACGGCTGATCCAGGAAGGAAAAGCCTGCAAGAACGGATTCCGCAGGCAGTGCATTGCCCAGGAGGTCGCAAGACTCCAGAAAGAATACGATAAGATCGACGCATTATTTTGAGCCTACAGATGATTTTCTGCAGGCTTTTTCAATGAGTAAAATCGTGGACAAACTCCATTGCGATTTCTGATATCATGATATCGTCGAAAGAGGGCGGAGCCGGAACCGCCTCAACAGCACACACACTGGGGATAGAATTGGCGGCATCGGAACACCCTGAACCGCAAGGAGCGCGGGAAACCGCATGATGGTCATGTGAAGACTCCTAACGAATGAAACCGTCAATGAGTAAAATCGTGGACAAACAATATTGCAGTTTCTGATATAGTGATAGTGTCAGAAGAGCGCGAGGATCTGTGGAGCAATTCCGCAGGTCCTTTCTTTACGCCATTTTTCGGGAAGGAGGGATCGGATATGGCGACTAAGGGAAGAAAGCCGACGCCTACAGCGATTAAGGAACTGGAAGGCAACCCCGGCAAACGGCCGCTGAACGATAAAGAGCCAAAGCCCCAGAAAAAGGCTCCCCCTTGCCCCAAGTGGCTGGAGCCGGAAGCGAAAAAGGAGTGGCGGCGACTTGCTAAAAAGATGGAGACACTCGGTGTGCTGACGGAAGTGGATATGGCTGCCTTTGCCGGTTACTGTCAGGCCTACGCCAGATGGAAACAGGCAGAGGAACGGATTACGGATCGTGGCCTGGTAATCCGCACGCCTTCCGGTTATCCGCAGCAGGTGCCCTACATCAGTATCGCGCAGCAGTATCTCCGGCTCATGAATCAGTTTGCGGAGCAGTTCGGCCTGACGCCTGCGGCAAGAAGCAGGATCATTGCCGGGAATGAGAGCAGCGCCGGGCATGTGGATGAGATGGATGAGCTGCTGGGAGGTAGCTGATGGGAAGCGCGAAACCGAAGAATTATCCGGTTCTGGAAAACTACACGCCTTCCAGTTTCATGCTTCCCGATTCTCATTATGATCCGGATAAGGCGGACCGGGCGGTTCGCTTTATTGAGATGCTCCCCCACACAAAAGGCCGCTGGGCAGGAAAACCATTCTGGCTGCTGCCCTGGCAGGAGCAGATTATCCGTGACCTGTTCGGCATTGTAAAGGCGGACGGGACCAGGCAGTTCCGCATGGCCTATGTCGAGATCCCTAAGAAGAACGGAAAGAGCGAACTGGCTGCGGCGATTGCCCTGTATATGCTGTATGCGGACGGAGAGGCTTCTCCGGAAGTCTACGGAGCAGCGGCAGACCGGCAGCAAGCCTCCATTGTCTTTGATGTGGCCAAACGCATGGTGGAAATGACGCCTGGTTTGCTAAAGCGAAGCAAGATCATGGGGGCGACGAAGCGGATTGTGAATTACACCAATGCCGGATTTTATCAGGTGCTGTCAGCGGAGGTCGGCACCAAGCACGGTTTGAACGTGAGTGCTCTGTGTCTGGATGAGCTGCATACGCAGCCCAACAGAAACTTGTTTGATGTTCTCACCAAGGGTTCTGGCGATGCGCGATTGCAGCCGTTATACTTTCTGATCACAACAGCGGGAACGGACCGGAACAGCATTTGCTACGAGGTCCACAACAAGGCAAAGGATGTGCTGAAGGGAACTCGCATTGATCCGTCATTCTATCCGGTTCTGTACGGACTCGATGATGAAGATGACTGGGGCGATGAAAAGAACTGGTATAAGGCAAACCCGTCGCTGGGATACACGATTCAGCTTGACCGGGTACGGGACGCCTACCGGGAGGCACTGACCAACCCTGCAGAGGAAAACGTGTTCCGGCAGCTCCGCCTCGACCAGTGGGTCGGCAGTACAGTGGCTTGGATACCGGAACACATCTATGACTTGGGAGACATCCCAATTGATATAGAGCGTCTGAAGGGCCGTGAGTGCTACTGCGGACTGGATCTTTCCAGTACCAGTGACATCACGGCTTTTGTCATGGTGTTCCCTCCGATGAACGAGGGAGATAAATACATCGTGGTGCCGCACTTCTGGCTGCCAAGGGAGACGCTGGATCTTCGAGTCAGGCGGGATCATGTTCCCTACGATGTCTGGGAGAAACGGGGGCTTTTCCATGTGACGGAGGGAAATGTAGTCGATTACGGCTTTGTCCGGAAGACAATCAATGAGCTGCATACCCAGTTCAACATCAAAGAAATCGGCGTGGACCGGTGGAACGCCACCCAGCTGATCACCGATCTGGAGGGCGATGGTTTTACCATGGTGCCCATCGGGATGGGCTTTAAGGACATGAGCCCCGGAATGAAGGAACTGTACAAGCTCCTGCTGGAAGGCAAAATCATCCACGGCGGCAATCCGGTGCTTCGCTGGATGGCAGGCAATGTGGTCGCTGAGATCGATGCGGCGGAGAACATCAAGCCCAGCAAGAAAAAGAGCACGGAGAAGATTGACGGCATCGTTGCCTGGATCATGGGGCTAGACCGAACGATCCGCCATGAACAGCAGGGCAGTGTATATGACGATCCGGAGCATGGGCTCTGGGTATTTTGAGGAGGAAGCATATGGGTTGGAGAGAATGGTTCGGTTTCAGCAGGCCGAGAGATGCTCCTGGTGAGGAGCTGCCAAAGATCGAAGATAACGTCCGGGATTCGGGAGGCATTTTTGTCTTTGGGCAAACGCTCAGCGGAGAACGAGTGGATGAAAAGTCTGCCCTGCAGATCGCAACGGTGTATGCCTGTGTGCGGCTCCTGGCGGAGACCGTGGCAAGCCTGCCGTTGCATCTATATAAGTTCACTGAAAAGGGCGACGGAAAAGAACGCGCCACAGATCATCCGCTGTATAAGATCCTGTACCGGCAGGCGAATCCGGAGATGACGAGCTTTTCCTTCCGGGAAGCCATGATGATGCACCTGCTTCTTTGGGGCAACGCCTACGCACAGATCGTGCGGGACGGCAAGAACGGCATTCTTGGTCTGTATCCTCTGCTCCCGGAAAACGTGGAGATCGACCGGGCAGAGAACGGAGAGCTCTTTTATACCTACCATGCTTACACGGATGAAGTGCCCGGTGAGCATGATAAAGATATCATTTTCCAGCGTGACGAGATTTTGCATATCCCTGGCCTTGGCTTTAATGGCCTGGTTGGCTTTTCACCTATTGCCATGATGAAGAATGCCCTCGGCACAACGCTGGCGGTGGAGAAATACGGCAGTTCCTTCTTCAAAAACGGTGCGCAGCCTGCCGGTGTGCTGGAACATCCGGGTGTGCTCAAGGACCCACAGAAGATCCGGGATAACTGGATGAACGCCTACGGCGGTGCGGGAAATGCCCATAAGGTGGCTGTGCTGGAAGAGGGCATGGCGTATAAACCGATCAGTCTGCCTCCGGAGGACAGTCAGTTCCTTTCCACTCGTGAGTTTGGTGTGGAGGAGATTTGTCGTATCTTCCGTGTGCCTCCGCACATGGTCCAGGACCTCAAGCGGGCGACTTTTAACAACATCGAGCATCAGTCCATTGATTTTGTGATGCACACGATCATGCCCTGGCTGGTCCGGATCGAACAGGCGATTATCAAGGATGTGTTGATCGAGGAAGAGCAGGACACCTACTTCCCCAAGTTCAATGTGGACGGACTTATGCGCGGTGACTATAAGTCCCGCATGGATGGATACGCTGTGGGCTTTTCCAATGGTTTTCTATCGCCCAATGATATCCGGCGACTGGAAAATATGGACCTGATCCCGTCTGAGGAGGGCGGGGACGATTACTACCTGAACGGCAGCTACACCAAGCTCAAGGATGCCGGGTCTGCCTATGGCGCAAATCAGGTGGCGGAGCAGGAGAAGCAGCATACCGAGGAGTCGGAAGAGTCTGAGACAGACACATCGGAGGAAGAACAATCCGGTGAGGAACAGGAGGAGCAGCATGAAAGCAAAAATGCAGCGCAGCGCAAGGCGCAGAGAAGAGGAGGAAACCGAAAGTGATGAAGTTTTGGAACTGGATTCACGATGATAGCGGCGGCCGAGTACTCCGCCTGGAAGGACCGATTGATTCGGAATCCTTCTGGGGCGATGAGATTACGCCGCAGATGTTCCGTGATGAACTGTATGCAGAAGAGGGTGATATCACCCTATGGATCAACAGCCCTGGTGGCAACGTGTTTGCCGCTGCCGAGATTTACACTATGCTCCGGGATTACCCCGGCAATGTGATGGTGCGGATCGCCAGCATTGCGGCTTCTGCCGCATCTGTTGTGGCCATGGCAGGGAACGTGGTGCAGATGTCTCCCACGGCCCTGATCATGATCCACGATCCTTCCACCATTGCCATGGGCAATGCCAAGGATATGGAAAAGGCGATCACGACCCTGAACGAGGTCAAGGAGAGCATCATCAACGCCTATGCGGCAAAGACGTGTCTTTCCCGGAATCGGATTAGCAAGCTTATGAGTGATGAGACCTGGCTCAATGCCAAAAAGGCTGTAGAACTGGGCTTTGCTGACGAGATTCTGTTTACAGATAAGCCAAAACCGAAGGAAGACGTGGAGGAAGATCCGGACGAGAAACCGGATGAACCCGACAAGGAGGAAGGTGGAGATGAAGAAGGTGGCAGCGAAGAGGAAAAGAAAAAGCCCATTAAGCTTGGCGGGACGGATGCCATGTGGCTCTTCTCCTCGCGGCTTATGGGCGAAACCATCCTTAACCGGCTCGGCGCGGACCGTAAGCCTGAACCGGAAGCCGGTGCTGCGGCATCGAAACCTCCCGAGGCAGGGATAAGCGATCATTCTGTGGAGGACAAGACGGAAATGCCGGTGATCGGCATGAACGGAAAAACGAAAGACGGCGCGATGCCGTATGAAATCCTGAAAGACAAGCTGGAGTGGCTGAAATGAGCTGCCCCGGCTTTCTTTATACCTGAAATCAATAAATAAAGACCGGCGCGAAAGCCGGAGAAAGAGGTCTATCTATGAATAAGATTATGGAACTGCGTAACAAGCGCAACACCCTCTGGGAGCAGACCAAGGCTTTTCTGGAGGAACATCGCGGCGAGAACGGCCTTGTTGAGGCTTCCGCTGTCGAACAGTATGACCGTATGGCGGCTGATGTGCAGGCTCTCGGCACGGAGATTCAGCGTCTGGAGGAACAGGCAGCTTTCGAAGCTCAGCTTTCTCAGCCGACTTCCCGGCCTGTCACCAACAAGCCTATGGGCGGGCACAAGGCAGAAAACGTAGCCCCGACCGCGACTGATGAGTACGGCAAGGCCTTCTGGGACATGATCCGCAATCAGGGCGACCAGTTCGCAGTCCGCAATGCCCTGTCTGTGGGTGAGGATACTGAGGGCGGCTATACCGTACCTGACGAGTTCGAACGTAAGCTCATCCAGGCGCTGGAGGAGAATAACATCTTCCGGCAGCTGGCGACCGTCATCCGCACCAACTCCGGTACCCGCAAGATCCCGATTGCGACCGACACCATGGAAGCGTCCTGGATCGATGAAGGCGAGGAGATTCCTGAGACCAACACTCAGTTCGGCCAGACCACGCTCTCTGCCTACAAGCTGGGCACGATGATCAAGATCAGCAACGAGCTGCTTCATGACTCTGCTTTCGATCTCGCCAGCTATATCGCTGCCCGTTTCGGTGTGGCGATGGGCAATGCGGAAGAGCGTGCTTTCTTCACCGGCGACGGCGACAAGAAGCCTCTGGGTATCCTGGCAGAGACCGGCGGCGCTCAGCTTGGCGTGACTGCGGCTGAGGAGGATATCGTTTCCTTCGATGAGATCTTTGATCTTTACTACAGCCTCAAGAGCCCGTACCGCCGGAACGCTCAGTTCGTCTGCAACGAGACCCTGCTCCTGCAGCTGATGAAGCTGAAGGACAAGAACGACAACTATATCTGGAAGCCTTCTCTGGATATCGCCAAGCCTGATACCATCCTGGGCCGCCCGATCCGCACCAGCTCCTTCATGCCCGGCATCGCGGCAGGCGAGCGCGTTCTGCTGTTCGGCGACCTGAAGAACTACTGGGTAGCTGATCGCCAGAACCGTACCTTCCGCCGTCTGAATGAGCTGTATGCCCGCACCGACCAGGTCGGCTTCATGACCACCCAGCGTGTGGACGGCCGCCTGATTCTGCCCGAGTCTGTCAAGGTCCTGAAGATGGCAGGTACGAAGGCTGCGACCACTGGCGGTGACACGACCGGCGGCGGTACTGACGAGAACCAGACGCCTGGCGGTTGATGAACTGTAACCGGAGCAGGGGAAGTTCCTCTGCTCATCATCCTATGAAGGGAGGCTGGAGAGATGAGCCTGATTACAATTGAAGACGCCAAAACCTATCTCAGGGTGGACAGCAGCATGGATGACGGCTTGATCGACAGCCTCCTTCATTCTGCTGAAAAGCTGTCCTGCGATGTGGCTAGGATGAGCGTAGCTGAGTGGAACGCTGTGTGTACGGACGAGACCATCACGATCCGTGGCAAGGAACTGAATGAAGCAGAAACGGCGCAGCTGAAGGTACTATTGAAAGCATCTGTGTTTTACTGCCTGGGTTATCTCTATGAGCACCGGGAAGAGGCTGATCATCATGATCTGGTCATGACACTCCGTAACCTGCTCTCCTCTGTACGCGAGGGGGTGTTCTGATGGAACGGGATATCGCAAGGTTCAATGAACGCTTGACCGTTCAGAAGAACGAAGTGGTCATCGATAAGTATGGCAACCACAAAAACGTCTGGACAGATTACTTTTCCTGTTTTACCTATGCCTCCACCTACCAGTACGACAAGGAGAATGAGGCAGCTACCACGACAGAGGAGCGGACCATCAACTTTGAAGTGCGGTATTGCACGGAGCTGAAGGATTTGGACAGCACACACTACCGGGTTGCTTTCCATGGCGATTCTTATGATATCCAGACTGTGGATTTCATGAACTACCAGAAGAAGACCATCCGCATCGTGTGCAAGCTTCAGAAGAAGGGAGGCGCGGCATGAGCAGGAGCATTTCCGTGGACGAGCTGGCAAGCGTGATCAACGAGAGCCTGGAGGAATATGCAAATCTGACCTCTGAGAAGGTGAAGTCAGCTGTCCGCAAATCTGCGAAGGCAGTGAAAGAACAGATCAATTCTTCTGCTCCAGTCCGGACCGGCCGTTACGCCAAAAGCTGGAAGACCAAGACTACGGCTGAGAGCAGCAACATGCTGCAGCAGACCGTATACAGTCCGAACCGCTACATGCTGGCGCACCTTTTGGAAAAGGGACACGCCAAGCGCGGCGGAGGCCGGGTTCGGGCTATACCGCATATCGCGCCTGCGGAGGAAATGGGTGAGGAGATGCTGGAAGATCTGATCGAGAAAGCGGTAAAGGGGTGAAAGACCATGACACACAATGAAGTAGTAGAGGTGCTGGAGGAGCTTTCACTCCCTATCGCCTATGACCATTTTGCGGAAGGTGAGTCTCTGGACCCGCCTTTTATTTGTTTTATGTATCCGAAAAGCGTCCCGTTCGGGGCGGACAATACCGTGTACTACCAGCTGCACGAACTGGATATCGAGCTGTATACGGATTTGAAAAATCCGCCCCTGGAGCAGCGGGTGGAGAAGCTCCTCACGGAGCATGAGATGTTCTTCCAGAAATCTGAGGTGTGGATCGAGGAAGAGAAGATGTATGAAGTCCTCTACGAAGTAACGCTTGACCTTGAGTACGAGGACGAAAACGAAAATGGCTCCGAGGAGCCGGAAAGTGAGGATTGACCTTATGAGCAAGAAGAAAAACAAGGTGCGTTTCGGCCTGAAGAACTGTTATTACGCCAAGGCGACCTTTGATGAGGACGGAAACGTTACCTACGACACCCCCAAGCGTCTGCCCGGTGCGGTGAGCCTCTCCCTTGACCCGGAGGGCGAAAGCGAGAACTTCTATGCGGACGATATCGTATACTACGTTCTCAACAACAACGCGGGTTATGAAGGTGACCTGGAACTGGCCCTGATTCCCGAGGAATTCCTTAAGGATATCCTGCACGAGGAAGAGGATACCAATGGCGTGCTGTTGGAGAACGCCAACACCACCTATGAGCGTTTCGCCCTGCTGTTCGAGTTCACCGGCGACCAGCACGCTATCCGCCATGTGTTTTACTGCTGCAGCGCGTCCCGTCCCTCTCAGGAAGGTGACACCAAGGAAGACGAGAAGGAAGTCAAGACCGAGGAACTGTCCATCATCGCTTCCGCACTGGCCAGCGGTTATGTGAAGGCCAAGTCCAGCATTAACACCAGCAAGGCTGTGTACGATGCCTGGTACGACGCAGTGTATATGCCTCCGGCTGAGGCTCCGGAGGAGGAAGAGCAGGGTGGCGAAACTGAGCCCCAGGGCTGAGACTGACGGCGGGGTGAAAGATCCCCGCCTTTCCTACATGAATATTGAGAGGAGAACAACATCATGGCAGTAACCAAAATGATCGAAATAGACGGCAAACCCGTAGAGTTCAAAGCTTCCGCTGCGATCCCCCGTATCTATAGAAACAGGTTCGGACGCGATGTGTACAAGGACCTGATGGTTTTGAACGATACCATCAAAGATCAGACAGAGGAGGCCTCCACTCTGGACGGGTTCTCTCTAGAAATGTTTGAGGACCTGGCTTTTGTCATGTATGCGGCTGCACATCCAGAAGAGAAGTATGCAGGGCCCGATGAGTGGCTTGACCAGTTCAACACCTTCAGCATTTATCAGATCCTTCCGGAACTGATCGACCTGTGGGGCATGAACATCAAGACCACAGTTCCCGCAAGAAAAAACTGAGGAAGACGGAGCGGCCCATGACGACCGCTCTGTTTATGCTTCGCTGTGTGCAGCTGGGGCTGGACATCGCAGATCTCGATCTGCTGACCATTGGCCTCGTCAATGACATGTTCAATGAGAGCAGTCGCGACAAGATCGAGTGGCGCGAAGAAGCCAACCAGACCGACATGGATCGGATCTGATGGGAGGAAATATGCAGATCAAATGCGACAAGTGCTCCGCTGCGTCGGAGTCCGTCATGCCGGAGACCTACCTGGAAGGAGACATCGAGTTCACCTTCTTCCGCTGCCCGGAGTGCGGCGAGCTCTATCCTGTGTGTGCAACGGACTCTGCCTTACGGGCGGACATTGCGGAGTACACGAAGATGCGGAACCTGATCCGGGTGAAACCCGTAAAGGAGCATTTTATTCGCAGGGCAGAAGCCCTGAAACAGAAAAACATCAAACGGACACGGGAGCTTATGGAGCAGCATCCATTGGCTCCTTTTTTACAGCCTTCTGCGACTGAATAATACGCCTGCGCTATGGCGGGAAAGGGGGGATTGAATAGTGGCGAATCTGAAAGGGATAACCGTTGAGATTGGCGGTGATACCACAAAATTGACCTCTGCATTGCAGGGAGTCAACAAGGAGATCAAGAACACCCAGTCTCAGCTGAAAGACGTGGAGAAGCTGCTGAAGCTCGATCCTTCCAATACTGAGCTGGTAGCCCAGAAGCAGCGGCTCTTGGGTGACGCCATCAAGGAAACCAAGGAAAAGCTGGCGACTCTTAAAACGGCGGCGGAGCAGGCTAACGAGCAGCTGGCAAAAGGAGAGATCACCCAGGAACAGTATGATGCCCTGCAGAGGGAAATACAGGAGACCGAACAGGCGCTGAAGACACTCGAATCTCAGGCTTCTTCTACCAATGCCACCCTTGCCAAGATCGAAGAGGTCGGCGGTAAGTTTGAGCAGGTCGGTAAAAGCATTACTTCGGCAGGCAAGACGCTCACTACCCATGTGACGGCTCCCATCGTGGGGCTTGGAGCGGCTGCGGTAAAGACGGCAGCGGACTTTGATGAAGGCATGTCCAAGGTGGCCGCCATCTCCGGAGCGACTGGGGATGACCTGCAGGGCCTTCGGGATAAAGCCCGTGAGATGGGTGCCAAGACCAAGTTCTCCGCAACAGAAGCTGCATCCGCTTTCGAGTACATGGCCATGGCTGGCTGGAAATCGGCGGATATGGTCGACGGCATTGACGGCATTATGAGCCTTGCGGCGGCTTCCGGTGAGGACCTTGCTACCACATCCGACATCGTAACGGATGCCCTGACCGCTTTCGGCCTGAAAGCATCGGACTCCGGTCACTTCGCGGATATTCTGGCAGCGGCAAGCTCCAACGCCAACACGAATGTCTCCCTCATGGGCGAAACTTTCAAGTACTGTGCGCCTATTGCCGGTGCGCTCGGTTTCTCTGCAGAAGACACAGCGGAAGCCATCGGCCTGATGGCCAATGCTGGTATCAAGGGAAGCCAGGCAGGTACGGCGCTCCGTACCATCATGAACAACCTCGCCGGTGAAGTGAAGATTTCTGGCGCGGCAATCGGCGACGTGACCATTGCCACCACCAACGCAGATGGTTCGATGCGTGAGCTTTCTGACATTCTGGCTGATTGCCGTGTGGCTTTCTCCGGCTTGTCCGAATCGGAGGCGGCAGCTGCGGCGGAATCCCTCGTGGGAAAGAATGCTATGTCCGGCTTCCTTGCCCTGATGAACGCGGCTCCGGAGGATATCGACAAGCTGTCCACTGCCATTGAGAACTGCGACGGCACGGCGGAAAGCATGGCGGCTACCATGCAGGATAATCTGAAAGGGCAGCTGACTATCCTGAAATCCCAGCTGGAGGAGCTAGCGATCTCTTTCGGTGAACTGCTGATGCCGATCATTCGCAAAGTGGTCACCAAGATCCAGCAGTTCGTGGATAAACTGAACGGCATGTCCGACGCTCAGAAACAGACCATCCTGAAGGTTGCTGCGCTTGCAGCTGCCATCGGCCCGCTGCTAGTGGTACTGGGAACGGTGATCAGCAAAGTTGGCACGGGCATGAAAGCCTTTGCCAAACTGGGGAAAGGAATCCTCAAGGTCGGGTCATCGGTCAAAAAGGCCGGTGGCTTATTCAAGGCCTTGAAGGTAGCCCTCGGCGGTGTATCCGGTACGGTGCTTGCAGTAGTTGCGGTTGTTGCTGTACTGGTAGCCGCCTTCGTCAATCTTTGGAAGAACAATGAGGAATTCCGCAACAAGATCATCGCGATCTGGGAAGGAATCAAGGCCAAGTTCCAGGCATTTGCCCAGGGAATCACCGACCGGCTGAATGCGCTGGGATTTGACTTCAAAGACATCACCGAGGTGCTGAAAGCTGTCTGGGATGGCTTCTGCGCTGTGCTGGCCCCGGTATTCGAGGCGGCTTTCGAGGTGATTTCCACAGTTCTTGGCACAGTACTCGACGTGTTGACCGGCTTGTTCGATGTGTTTGCCGGGATTTTTACCGGGAACTGGGATCAGGCATGGACTGGCGTGAAGGAGATTTTCTCCGGGATTTGGGAGGGAATCAAATCCATCTTCTCTTCTGTACTGGGTATGCTGAAGGGCATAGCGGATACTTTCCTTTCCTGGTTCGGTACGGATTGGGATACGGTATGGACGAGCGTGAAGACCTTTTTCACCAATGTCTGGAACGGGATAAAGTCGTTTTTCACCAATACGATCAACGGTATCAAGAACGTAGCGACTACGGTGTGGAATGCCATCTCCGGCTTCTTCACCACGGTCCTGACCGGGATCAAAACGACCTTCACAAACATCTGGAACGGCATCTCCACGACTGTATCGACAGTATGGAACTGGATCAGCACGAACGCTTCTACGGTATGGGGAGCGATTAAGACATTTTTTTCCACGACGCTGGAGAGTATAAAAACGACCTTCAGCACGATATGGACGGCAATCTCTACGGCATTGTCCACAGTTTGGAATTCCATCAGCACAACAGCTTCCACGATATGGGAGGCAGTGAAGAGCTTTTTCACGACAACGCTGACCAATATCAAGACCACATTCAGTACAATATGGAATGCGATCTCTACGGCGCTTTCCACGATATGGAACGCAATCAAGACCGCTGCTGAAACGGTATGGAATGCGATTCTGTCTTTCTTCGGTCTGAATAACAGCGAAACGCAGACGAGCTTTTCTACTGCATGGGAAGCAATAAAAACGGCTCTTTCGACGATATGGACAGCCATCCAGACGCTTGCCTCAACTGTATGGGAAGCAATCAAGAGCTTTTTCTCCACGACATTGACCGCTATCCAGACGACCTTCAGTACGATATGGACGGCGATTTCCACTGTGCTGTCCACGGTCTGGAATACGATCAGCACGACAGCTTCTACGGTATGGGAAGCAATCAAATCATTCTTCTCTACGACGCTGACGAGCATTCAGACCACTTTCAGCACAATATGGACTTCGATCTCAACCGCATTGTCCACGGTCTGGAATACGATCAGCACAACGGCAAGTACCGTATGGGAAGCGATCAAGAGCTTTTTCTCCACGACCCTGACGAGTATCCAAACCACGTTCAGCACGATATGGACTGCCATTTCTACGGCGCTGTCTACGGCATGGAATGCGATCAGCACAACCGCCTCTACGGTGTGGAATGCGATTAAGAGCTTTTTCACGACTACGCTGACCGGAATCCAGACCACATTCAGTACGGTATGGACGGCTATTTCTACTGCGGTATCTACGGTCTGGAATACGATCAAGACCATTGCGACAACGGTGTGGAATGCGATTAAGAGCTTCTTCACAACCACGCTAACCGGGATCCAGACTACATTCAGTACAGTATGGAATGCCATTTCTACGGCGGTATCTATGGTCTGGAATACGATCAAGACCACTGCGACAACGATATGGAATGCGATCAAGAGCTTTTTCTCTACGATGCTGACCGGTATTCAGACTACATTCAGTACAGTATGGAATGCCATTTCTACGGCAGTATCTACGGTCTGGAATACGATCAAGACCACTGCGACAACGATATGGAATGCGATCAAGAGCTTTTTCTCTACGACGCTGACCGGTATTCAGATGACCTTCAGCACGGTTTGGAACGCGATCTCCACAGCCGTTTCCACTGTGATGAACGCGATCAAAACGACGATAGAAACTGTCTGGAACGCCATTTCCACGACCATCAAAACCGTCATGACAGGAATCCAGACGGCGGTGACGAGTGCATGGAACGCGATCAGTTCCGCAGTAACCAACGTCATGAACGGCATAAAAACCGGGATAACCACTGCCTGGACAAATATCAAAACGTCGGTCAGCAATACGGTTGATAGCATCAAAACCGGCGTTACGACCGCCTGGACAAACATCAAGAGTGCGGTTTCCACAACCGTCTCCAATCTGGCTACTTCGGTTTCGACCGGCTTCCAGAATATGCTCTCCGCCATTACTGGGAAGATCAGCAGTATCAAGGAGAAGATCACCGGCGGATTCAACAGCGCAAAGGAAGCTGTGTCAGGCGTGATATCCTCAGCCCTGTCCTGGGGTTCCGATCTGGTAGGCAACATTGCCTCCGGTATCAGCGGAGCTATCGACAAGGTTAAGAACGCCGCTTCCTCTGTTGCAAACGCCATCCGGAACTTCCTGCATTTCTCTGTGCCGGATACCGGTCCTCTGGCGGATATGCAGACCTGGATGCCGGACTTCATGACCAACTTGGCAGACGGTATTAGCGGAAATGTCTCCCTGGTGGAAACGGCGGCGAATGGTTTATCGACCACGCTTTCCAATTCCATCAAGACCAGTATGACAGCTGTGCAGACCGCATACACCCAGGCATGGACGCAGATCGCCACCAGCACGAAGACGGCCTCCACACAGGTGACTACGGCAGTCAAGACTACATGGACGCAGGTGCAGACGGCAACTACCCAGAGTTGGAGCCAGATCGGAAAAGTCGTGTCCCAGGGCATGAACCAGATCCAGAGCGGCATCTCCAAGGTATCTGCTTCGATCAAGCAAGTGATGAGCACAGCCTGGAGTGGGACGGGTAGCAATACTTCTTCCATGTGGAAGCAGATGCAGCAGACCATCAACTCCACCTGCACGGCGATGAAAAATACGGTTACGACGGCAACCGGGGTGATCAAAAATACCATCGCCAATGCATGGACAGCTGTAAATTCCAATACCACCAGCAGCTGGAACAGTATTAAAAACACGGTCACGACAGCGCTCACCAATATTCGGTCCTCGGTGGATAAGGCGATGGGCGTGATCAAAAACACAATTGCAAATACCTGGACGGCTGTGGTCAGCAATACAACGACTTCGTGGACTACGATCAAAACGACGATCACGACGAAGCTCACTGAGATCAAAACAGCGGTAACGACAGCGCTGACTGAGATCAAAACGACCTTCTCGACCACATTCACGGAAATCGCCAACATCGTGAAAAACAAGATGGCAGAGGCCAATACCAACATGACCAATGCCCTCAGCACGATGAAAACCAATGTGTCTACAGCATGCTCAGCGATCAAGACCAGCGTATCCAATTACCTCAACATGAGCAGCGATGCTTATGTCTGGGGCCGGGATATCTGCATCCAGATGGCAGCAGGCATTAACGACAATGCGTACAGAGTAACCAATGCGGCCAGATCCCTGGCAAACTCCGTGGATAATATCCTCGGTTTTTCGATTCCGGAGGAAGGCCCCCTGTCTCATGCGGATGAGTATATGCCGGATTTCATGGAACTGTTGGCAAAGGGCATCAAGGATAGCAAGCGTGTATTGCTGAGCAGTATCCGGGATCTGGCAGGGACGGTAGGATCCGCTTTTACCGGTCTTTCCATTCCGGATATCAATGCCGGGCAGCTGGCGATGGCTGGAGCAGGGGCAGTCGGGAATTCGACCGTTAACCGGAATGTTACCATCAACGGCTTGTCTGTGAATGTAAGCGGCTATGAGACAAAGAATGACAACGATCTGGCGGACACTATCGTTCATCGGATCAATGAAATGCTGAATGAGGAGGGCTCGGTGTGGGGTAAATAAGCCCTGCGCCGGGTTTCCTCTTTTACATAAAGAGCGCAGCGACGCGGAAAGGAGGACCACATGCAAAGAATTCCGATACTATCCGAGACGGATATGAACCTGTTTGAATTGAAAACGCGGTATGCCCGCAATTACCTGACCTTTGCCGGGAAGAACAGTAAAGACTTCCTTCTGTATATCTCCGGACCCGGTGTGTATGATAGTCCGGCGGTGGATGTGGAGCTGCAGGCGATTCCTGGCAAGAACGGAGATCTGCTCAGGGATAACGCGAAAGCAGGAGAGCGCCGATTCAAGAATATCGATATCAGCTACGACGCCTTCTTCTTTGACGCGGTGGCTCCGAGGACAGCGGCAGTGAAGAGCTGGCTACTGTCGCCTGCCGGGTACCAGGTGCTTCATGACACATACGACCCGGATTTCTTCCGCATGGGCATCTGCAAGGAAGCGATATCTTTCGAGCCGAAACGTGGGAAAGGCGCAGCCATGAAGCTGACCTTCCATTGCCAGCCCCAGCGGTGGAGCGTGGACGGACAGCGGAGGCTCTTGCTGACGAGAGAGACGACAATCAAGAATCCTTTCGAGTTCCATGCCAAGCCCATCCTCCGTGTCTACGGTAGCGGAGAGGGGAATGTGTATATCGGGGATGAGGTCATCCAGATCCTTGCCAACGACGGCTATATCGACCTGAACTGCGAGACCCATAATGCATATGACGCTTCCGGTTTCTGCAACGGCTATGTGAAGAGCGAGGACTTCCCCGATCTGAAACCGGGCAAGAACCACATTGCATGGAGCGGGAACATTAGCCGGGTCGAGATTATACCGAGGTGGTGGACGCTATGATCCCTTGCCTATATATGGAAACAGAAACCGCCTTCGCCAACAATGGCATCGGAAAGCTCTGCGATGCATTGTCCTGCTATGTGATGGAGAAGCGGAACGGCTCTTATGAGCTGAAGATGGGCTATCCGTCCTTTGGTATTCATGCGGAGGATGTGATAGAGGGTAATATCATCCTTGCGAAACCTTCCGAGCGGGCGACCGCACAGCCGTTTCGGATCTATAAAATCACAACGCCGCTTACCGGGCTTCTGGAAGTTCAGGCCCGGCACATCCAGTATCAGGAGAACTTCATCACGGTGAGCCCGTTTTCGGCACAGGGATCCCAGGCGGCGATGGCGGCGATCAAAAGCCACACCACAACGGACTGTCCCTTTGATTTCTGGACGGACATCGACTCAAACGCCACATTCTCCATAACTTCTCCGGCGACCGTGCGCGGGTGTCTGGGTGGTATGGACGGTTCCATGCTGGATACCTTTGGCGGCGAGTATGAGTGGGATATGTACACAGCCATGCTTCACGGGCATCGTGGTGCAGACCATGGAGTAAAGATCGTTTACGGGAAGAACCTGATCGACTTCAAGATGGAGCGGTCCATCGAGAATATGATCACGGGCGTGCATCCCTACTGGAAGCACAGTGAAGATGGCACGCTCATGGAGTTGCCGGAAAAGGTGGTCACCATTGAGCATGATGGCCCGTATGAAAAAATCTCCGTCCTGGACTGCACAAGTCATTTTGAGGAAAAGCCGACCGAGGTGCAGCTGAGGAATTATGTCAACCAGTACCTCAAGAATACCTCCCTCATCGAGGCGGATATTGACATCAAGATCGATTTCTTCCAGCTCTGGCAGACGCCCGGCTATCAGGATATTGCTGAAGCGGAGCGGGTGAGCCTGTGTGATACGGTCCATGTGTATATCTCAAAGCTCGGACTGGAAGTCAGCTGCAAAGTCACGGAGACGGAATATGACGTGCTGCTGGAACGGTATAAGAGCATCACGCTTTCCAATGCAGCGGTGTACAGCCGCAATTCCTCACTCTCCGGATCACTGGGAAGTTTAAGGGATGAAGCGCAGCTGGCGACGGAAGCGGTGAACCGCGTAGAAACGCAGGTGACGGACATCCGGACACTGACAGTACAGCAGGAATACTTCAATGCTCTGGCATCAGGGCTGTTCGGCTTGCACTATTCTTCCGGTGTGGAGGAGGACGGTTCGACCATCCGCTACGCTCATACCAGCGAGAGGATCGCAGACAGCGCCTATGCCTGGAAGAGCGGTATCCGGGGCTTTTTCATTTCCACGGATGGCGGACAGACCTGGAGGCTCGGCTGGGACACGACGGATAAAGTCGTGAAAACGGCAGTTGAGGCTGTCGGCGTGAATGCCAGCTTCCTCGGCTCCGGCACGCTGCGCACAGCCCTGGTGAAGATTCTCGGAACGGAAAACTTCTACTGGGAAAAAGACGCCATCATTATGGTGGACGGGGCCAAGCAGATCAAGATCGGCCAGTACCGGAACGGGGATTATGGCATCGCAGTCAGCACGGACGGCGGCACGACCTGGACGACTGCCATAGACTTTGACGGTCTCCATGGCGGCGGAGGTCAGACCATCATCTACCAGGACACCATCACCAAGGCCGGACTGGCTCCTAACAATCCGAGCGTCAACGACCTCTGGATCGATACCATAGAGAATCGGCTGAAGCTGTGGAATGGCACCGAGTGGGTGAATATCGGATATGAGCCGGTTGAGCCCATACCACCTGATCCAGAAGAGCCGGAGGATCCCGGCGAGGGCGGAGGCGAAGATCCCGGTGGAGAAGGCGGCAGTGAGGATCCATCGGACCCGGAGAATCCCGGCGGAGAAGGTGGTGGCGAAGACCCAGCTGATTCGGAAAACCCTGCCGACCCAGAAGACCACGGCGGTGAAGGCGGAAATGATGAAGAGACTCCCGGAGATGAAACGGCTCCGGAGGAAGGAGGCTAAATGGCTAATATCATTCAGAATGGCCCGGTATCCATCTATCAGGACATCGAGCTTTCCCTGACAGAGCACCTTGTGCCTCCTGTTGTTCATGTAAAGCAGTTCGATCATAAGAGCCGGAAGGTGCGGTGCACGCTCTACGCTAACGCGGTGGAGTACACCATCCCAGTCAATATCATTCTGGCATACTCCGGTACCCGCCCAGACGGACGCATCTTCCAGTACAGCACGGAGGCGCTGACCAACGACAAGGTTGACCTGATCGACAACAGGCTCGTCATCACGATCACGGATTTCATGACGGAGGTATCAGGCCGATACCCGGTTGACCTTGTCTTGCTGGACGCGGACGGGGATATCCTCGGCAGCTTTTCTTTCACCCTTTATGTGGAGAGGGCGGCAAACAAGAACCGGAAGATCCTCACGGCGACCTACGCTTCTGTGGCGGAGGCGGTGCGGAACGGTGTGTTCGAGTGCTTCACCACGGAGGATGGCTACTTCGGCATCAACTCGGACGACGAGCTGGGACTTGGTGCGGGTTCCTATTCCGATGTGGTGGACCGCATCAATGCGGAGCTGGTGGAGACCAGCATCAACGACAACGGCTATCTGGTCTTTGAAACAGATGAGCGGTTGGGGCTTGTCTTTGGCATGGACGATGAGGGAAACCTCATTGTGGATTACAGGGAGGAGACGTAAATGGCAAGATATGTAGGAAAGCGGATTGTTCCCAAGCACTGCGGCTACTGGGACGATACCAAAGAATACGAGATGGAGAACATCGTCTACGACAGGACGAGCGGCAACAGCTATATCAGCCGGAAAGCCGTGCCTGCCGGGACGGACATTTCCCAGACGGAATACTGGGCGCTGTGCTCGGACTTCAATATGCAGATGGATCTGCTGGAGAAGCATTTCACGGCGACTGAGCAGCGGATCGTGGCGGATAATGACGCGACGGAACAGGCGATCCGGTTGGATAACAATGAGACCGAACAAGCAATACTGGCAGATAATCAGGCTACTCGCGAACACGTAGACGAGAGCCTGGAAGAGACTACTGCCGATCTTACGCAGAAGGTTACGGCGGCTCAGACCGCTATGACGCAGCAGAAAGCGTCCTTCGATGCTACTGCCCAGCAGCTGAACGCACGCATGGATGAAGTGCTGGCGGCCGGAACCGGTGACGGCACAACGGAGGTGGCAGATGCCAGGGTCGACGCAGAAGGAAATGCGTATGACTCCCTTGGTGCTCATGTCAGAGACATTCTGCCGAAGGCAAAGGATGCCGCTGAAAATATGTTTATCCAGGAGATGGCTGAAAAATACGACCCTGGTATTTTCATGATTCGGGAGTATCGTCTTCATGAAGGAAAACTCTATTACGCCTATACGGATTCCACATTCAGTGGCTGGGCGTCTGTATATGAGGTTCCCGAAAACATCGCGGTAACAGAGTTGCGGTTCTATATAACGGCACGAGTGACTCCAGTTACAAAAGTCCGGGTCACCATCGCGGTCGGAGAAAAGCGAAACGACGCAGTATGCTTCCAGAAGGATCTCGATGTGAATATCGAGCCCGGAGAAGAGCAGTATATCAGCTGTCTTGTGCCGCATGTCAAGCTGCGCCAGGGTGATGCAATTTACATTGGAGTCATGGCTAATGCAGTGTGCTCACAGGGGTTTGGCTATAGAGAGAATGATGAGACCGTAAGTTGGTATGTCGTAAATGGAGCTTTCCGTGAGATGGAGGATATGAGCACCGGGAGTCATAAGAAGCTTTATGTAGAAATGTACGGATTCGCCGATGGCGTATTTACCACAGATCATCTGCTGGAAATAGCGGATAATCATGAAACCAGAATTCAGAACGTTGAACAGTGGGAGCCGCTTGTTGACCAGTTTGAATTGGAAGAAGTCTATGTCAATCAGCAGAATCCTCTTCCTGTTATCAATGTGGTAGAACGCTATAACTATTCGACTTTCGTTGGTTGGGCTTGTCCAATTGGTCATCCTACGGATTTCGACACGCTGATCTTCTCGATCAAGAATCGCAGTACTGAGAATTACCTTGAAAAAGTCCGCTGCATTGTTGCTCTCCACGACAAGCAAGGAGACATACTCGCGGACGAAGTGATAGACGGCGTTCATATTGCGCCGGGAGAATGGAAAAGGATAGAATTCCATTTTTCCAGTGTAATCGAGAACGCAGATGAAAGCGAACTCTATGCGGGTTTTTCGTGCGACCAGCATATTGCCTTTATGGGTGGGCACACGAATACAATCCTTAGACCGCCGACGTATGGGGTTGTGACTTATGTTGCTGCGGAATATCCTTCCGATAGTGTCATGATGCGCAAATTTTCAAACTGGACCCCCCTTTACGACCCTGAACAGGATAACACTGGAAAGGTCGACTTTCTCATAGCGAAGCAGGCACATCGTTATGGTCTGGGTGAATTCAGGGAAGATGTAAGGGACATTGCGGGAGATGTAGCTGAGGAGAAAATTGAAGAGGCAATGTCGGAGAAATCCACTTTCGAACTACCTCCGAGAGTAATCCTTCCGGATGTGTTCCACGCGGTCGTCGGCGATACGTTGCAGCTGTTCTACAGAGGAATCGTGGAACATCCGAATCCGTACAACTACAACATCGAATTCCGCTGCGATATAGGGAAGAATACGCCGCGATACTTCGAGGTGACACCGGTTGAGAGCAACGTCGGTGACCATATGCTCACGGTAAGGGTGCGGGATCATCTCGATAACATCCTTGCTGAGGCAACGACAGTCCTTCGTGTACACGCGGTTGGAGAGGCTCCCTCCCTCCGCAAGAATATCCTCTGCGTGGGCGACAGTCTGACGGGCAGCGGTACTTGGTGTAAGGAAGCACTCCGCAGATTTACAGAGACCGGAGGAACACCTGCCGGGCTTGGCCTTTCCAACATCCGCTTCATCGGCACGAAGAAGAACGGCGAGTGCGGATATGAGGGTTACGGCGGCTGGACTTGGGGTAGTTATCTGGCTGCTCCGACAGCAACGAAACTGGGCATGTGGGTGTACTGTTCCCATGACAAGGACACCACCGATCAGCACAGCCTCTGGGAAGATGCATCCGGCAACATCTGGTCTATGGAGACCATCGAAACCAGTCGGATCAAGTTCACCAGGTATCAGGATCATACAGCCCCGATGCCGCTCGGAGCAGGAACGTTGCATCATTACCAGAACGCAACCCATACAGCGGATATTGACTACGAAGAGACGGTATATGCGGAAGGCAATCCCTTCTGGGACAGCGACGAGGGTCAGGTCAACTTCAGGACCTACTGTGAGCGGAACGGCTTTGACCGGGTGGACTATATGGTGACGCTCCTTTCCTGGAATGGCATGGCTGTTTCCTATTACTCCAGCAGCGATACTATGATCGCCAATCATGTGAACAACGCTAAGACTCTGCTCCGTATCCTTCATGAGCAGTATCCGAACGCCAAAGTGAAGATGATGGGGATTCAGCTTCCTTCGGTGAATGGCGGATGCGGTCACAGCTACGGCGCGAACAGCCAGTATTCCAACTGGTACGGACTCGTCCGGTCCGTCATGAATATGAACCGGGCTTATCAGGAGATGGCGAACGAGGATGAATTCAGCAGCTATGTGGAGTTCATCAATATCTCCGGCCAGTTTGACAGCGAGTATAACATGCCGCGCCAGACCAAGGCCGTGAACACCCGGAGCAGCACGACGGAGCAGGTTGGGACCAACGGTGTCCATCCCAGTACGGATGGCTATTACCAGATCGGCGACGCGGCTTACAGAGCCCTTGTGCCGGAACTGACGGAGGTATGAGAATATGCTTCACTTTAGCGTACTAAAGCGGGGGGGGTACTCCTTCCTTGTAAAATAAAGCCTTACGCGGATTCTCCTCCGTAAAGCGACTCTCTTTTGAAACCAACAAAACTGAGTACTTTACGAGAGGAGAATTCTTATATGGCAACTTATATCGGAAAGAGGATCGTCCCTGTCCATTATGGAAAGTGGGACCAGACGAAGAGCTATGAAATGCTGTCCATCGTGCTTGAGGAGACCAGCGGCGACAGCTATATTGCACGGCGAACAGTACCGGCCGGAACGGCGATCACGGACACGAGTTACTGGATGCTGCACAGCCTCTACTCCCAGCAGATCAAGGATATGTCGGATCAGCTGGCAGCGGCGGAGCAGAGAATCCGGGCGGATAATGACGCGACGGAAGCTGCGATCAGGCAGGATAATGATCAGACCGAGACGGCGATCAGGAATGACAATCAGGCAACTCGTGAGCATGTAGACGAATCCCTGCAGCAGACCACGGAGACCCTGACAGAAACAGTCAATAGCGCACGGACGGCTATGACCCAGCAGAAAGCGTCCTTCGATCAGACCGCTGCCGCTTTAAATACCCGTATGGATGCGGTGCTTGCGGCAGGAACAGGAAGCGGAGAGACGGAGATTCTTGACGCCAGGGTAGACGTTAGAGGAGATACGCATGAGTCGCTCGGTGCTGCGATTCGTTCCGTGGGTACGGAAATAGTAGGCGGAAGCATTGGACTTGGAGATGAACAGCACGAATCATTGGCACGTGCAATGAGAAGTTTTTCTTTACCGTACACATTCCAGCGCAGATTTCCGCTTACTAACAGTATAGTTGTGCTGGCAGCCGCGAATCCCAGCGCGACACACCCTGGCTATGAGGATATCTGTGATCAGAGCGGCATTGTCAGAGGTGCAAAGTTTACGGCGGAGATCCTTGAGGATTATGCCGGAGCGTCTATCATGACCCGAAGCCATTTCCCTGTGGATATTTTTAAAGAATCAGTCCTGGGGAAACGACTGATCGTTCAGATTATCTCTCCGATTGCCGGAGTAATAAATGTGAGCGTAGGAAAATCTAGCACGAGAGGCGGCGGTGAAATAGATGACTTTAATGGGTCAGGCCTGTCTCAGGACGGCACTTTGGCTTTTGATACTATTTCGTATAACCTGACGGTAACAGAAGGCTACAATGAGCTTCCCCTGAATATGTCGGAGGATCTTCCGCAGGTTCAGAAGATGGTAGAAGCAATGGAAGATCAGAATTGGTCACAGGTATGTGTGTCTATGATCCCTTTCAGATGGCAGAAATGTACTTATGTTCCGGAAACAGGACGCACGTATGAATTTGAGCTTGCTGTGTGCGATGAGGCTGAAGCAGGTGACAAAGACGATTTTACAATTCCTGTTGTAGCCACGGCGAGAAGAGCTTATCAATCGAAACGGGCATATGAGGCAGATCACGCTACAATTGCTGCCTATGCGGAAAGGGCCGGAAATGCTGTGAATGCTGAGAACAGCACAAATGCAGGAATTCAGTCTCTTGGAATGGATGTGTATTCAACGCACAGCAATTTGAATGTGAAACTTGAACCTTCGAGCGGAGTGGTCGATGTCAAATTCGGCAGTGACTGTTTGCTCACGACGGGGCAGGGCTTCAGTATAAAACTGGGAATAGTTGAAGAACTGAAGGGAAAGAAACTGATCTTGAAGCGTGATGAGTTGGAGGGATATGCTTTTAAACTTGTAGCTATGAATTTCGGCGCGAGCTTTGGCAGTCACTCTTATGTGTATCCTTCCTCCGCTATCAGTGAAATTGGTAATAAGAAATACCTGTTGGACTTCGACGCCTATAAAGCCCAGGCTGAACGCGAAGGAATTTCTACATCAGATGAGCTGGTGTGCTGGCTTATGCTGTTCGGCAATGAAAGCTGGGATGTATCCGGCATTCCGGAGAACACCAAGCTGATGAACCAGTATCAGGTGTTCCAGGTGATGCCGACGTCTTTTGTATACAGCAACGATATCATCGCCATGAATGATGAGATCGAACAGCTAAAGACTGAGAAGGAAGAGATGTCTGAGACTATTGAGGCTTTAAGACAGCAGATGGATCTCGCTGCGCGTAGTAATGTGCTGTGGGGGAAGAAGTGGTTTGCAACCGGCGATAGCTTTACTTCTGGCGGCTCGGCCGAGGATGACAAGTACTTCACAGATGAGCCGTACCAGGGAAAGATCAAGACCTATCCTTTGTTTATCGGGCGGCGTAACAATATGGAGGTCATCAACGATGCAGTTTCAGGCTCCATTATGGCTTTGGATAAGTCTTATATCGAGGATCCGGAGAATGTGGATATTCGGCAGCGCAGGCCTTTTGCCCTGGAACGCTATTTGACAATCCCGGAGGATGTAGATTACATCACTCTTTGGTTCGGAATTAATGATGCCGGGCATACGAATCTTGGAACAATTGATGACACCACAAACGAAACTTTCTACGGAGCGTGGAACGTGGTGCTGGAATGGATCCTTACCAATCGTCCATGGGCGCATGTGGGAATGATCATTACGAATGGAGCTTCTGTGAGCTATAGGAATGCCGAAAGGGAGCTGGCGAGAAAGTGGGGTATTCCTTATCTGGATATGATGGGTGATGATCAGACGCCGGTCATGACGCTGGGCAGGGAGACTGAGCTTGGGCTTTGCAAAAAGGCATATGACCTTCGAAGGTCAACTTTTGCAGTTGGACACGCGCCTACGGGGGATTCGCATCCCTGCTGGCAGGCGCATGAGTATGAGGCGACTTTCATCGAGGCGTTTCTGAGGAGATTGTAATTCGCCCCATGCCGGGCGAGAAGGGAGAACGAATGAATCTGAAAGAAATCATTTCACAACTGAACGCGGGGTATGTGGCGGCGGGCATTGCGATTCTGCTGTCACTGATCCAGATCAGCCCGCTGAAGCTGAACCCCTGGGATAAGCTTTTCGCCTGGATCGGGAGGAAAACAAACGGTGTGACGGAGAAGCGGCTGGCATCTGTGGAGAAGCAGATCCTGGATATGTGGGTCAACAGCCATCGCCAATGTATCCTGACCTTCGCCAGAGAGACGAGAGCTGGGATCGAGCATTCCTCCGATGAATGGACGAACGTCCTTAACGTAGCGGAGGAATATGAGAAGTACGTCGCGGAGAAGAAAATCACGAACGGTATCGTGACGCAGGACACAGAGTATATCCGGAATCTGTATCAGGAACTGAGCAGGGATCACAGGATTTAAACGAAATTCGGCAGAATCCGAGAATTGCCGAAAATGATGAAAGGAAGCACGGGAGACCGTGTTTTTTTTTTGCCGTCCGGGCGTTAAGCGGAGAAGGGAGACTACTATGAATGCTGTCATTATTGAGACTATCGTAAGCGTGCTTGCCAACCTTGCCGTTACCCTGATCGGTGTTGCCGGTGCGTGGCTGGTCACCCAGATCGGAAAGAGCCAGCAGCTCAAGACCATCAATGCAGCGGTCGACGAACTGACCAATGCAGCGGAGCAGACGGTCTGGGAGCTGCAGCAGACGGTCGTAGATGGCCTGAAGGAAGCCAGCGCAGACGGCAAGCTGACGCAGGATGAAATCACCAATCTCGGCAAGCTCCTGCTGCAGGGAACCCTCGCCAAGATGTCCGAATCCGGAATCGGTGTGCTGAAGGCGGCCAATGTGGATATCAACGCCATCGTGACTGGTGCGGGCGAGGCGCTGATTGCCAGAATCAAACGTGAAAACGTATAAGCTGTTTCGGATGAAGGAGGGGCGTCTTTATCCACTCTTCGTGGAAACAAGCTGCGAGATGAAAATAGGAATATGGTTGGAAGCCGGTATCGGAGAACTGGTTGATCCCACGCATGTGAAGAGCAAGCTGGGACCGCTGGCGCTCCGACCCGGCTTTCATTCTACAGAGGTTCCCTTTACAGATTGGATCGGCAAGAGGCAGGGCGGCGTCCTTGTTCAGAGACAGGGCACTGTCTGGTGTGAATGCGAAGTCGAAGGGCAGCAGGAACATCCATCCGAACGATACGGAAAGCGAACACTGCCGGAGGACTGGTATTATTTCCGGACAAAATCCAATCAGCCATTTCCCTGGATCATCTCGAACAGAATCAAGATTATGCGGGTGCTGGATCATGCGGAGGTAGAGGCCGTCTGCCGGAAGCATGGGGTAATCGCCCAGAAAATGGAGGAATAGTCTATGGCTACGAATAAGATCTATATCGTCGTGAAAGACGGCGAAGAGCTGAAGGAACTGAAATCGCTTGCTGCCGCAAAGAAGCTGGCGGATGCTGAGGACGCTACGGTGGTCTGCAATGGCGCAACTGTGTATCCTGACACGCTGGATGCTGCAGAACAGGAATCTGTGCCGGTGGATATGAAAGAACCCGAGCCGGAGAAGTATACTCTGACTTCCAAAATGAACATCCGACTTGCGCCTTCTCTGAATGCGGACAAGGTGGGCATTGCTGAACCTGGAACCGTAGTGGAGGTCCTTGGAATTGAGAATGACTGGCTGCGTGTAAAGAACGGTGCAGCCGTGGTCTTCATCCTGTTCGGCGGCGGAAAATACGCCAAAAAGCTGTGACCTTATGCACAATTCCTGCGCTGATCTTTGTGCAGTATATTCCTCAGAAATGACTTGATAATATCCCGCTTCAGAGTGATATATGTACACACCGAAAGGGAAAACACATCAGGGAGGAAAAGACGATGACGAGATTTGCAAGGGAATGGAACGGAGAGTTTGGAGCCTTTTGGCAGAAGAACGCACACGAGGAAGCCGCAAGGCTTTTAGCCCAGAAAGACAACATCGAGGTGGAAGCGGACGGGGCCGCCAAGTGGAAGAGCAGCGGAAACTACCTTCCGGCCGATGTGGTTGATAAGCTGACCTTCGCCGGAGCAGATTTCTTTTCTGCTGAGGCAACCGCAGCCAAGAGGGATGCCCAGACCGCTGAGTTCCTGAACAGCTACCGCAAGAACCACAAGGTAACGGCGGAGGACCGGGCGGAAATGGAAGCGGCTTTCGGAAAAGGAACCACGGTGGTGGACATCATCACCGGCGAAAAGATCACACTGTAAGAGAGGAGAGAGCATCGCTTGACAGCGGTGCTTTTTTCAGTTTTGCAGAAAAAATTGAAGAACCCGGTTGTCAACCCCGGATAAGTGTCCGTGGGAAGATAGAGGGATGTTGCAGGCATCGTTCAATCGACGGTGCCTTTCTTTTTGCCCTTAAACCCCGATTGAAGATGGGAGAAAGGAGAAATCCATGAAATACAACGAGAAGAATAAGCCTCTGGTCTGTATGATGACTCAGAGCACCTGTTATAAGGGAACCCGGAAGTTCACGCCGAAGGGTGTCCTCTGGCATAGCACCGGGGCCAACAATCCGAATCTGAAGCGTTACGTCCAGCCGGACGATAATGCCACAGATAAGAGCTACTGGCTTGGAAAGTTGGGTAAGAACCAGTACGGAAACGATTGGAATCACATCGATCGGCAGGCTGGCCTGAACTTCTGGATCGGAAAGCTGGCGGATGGAACAGTGGCGGCGGTACAGACCATGCCCTGGGATTACAGGCCGTGGGGCTGTGGAAGCGGATCCAAGGGGTCCTGTAATGATACGCACATCCAGTTCGAGATCTGCGAGGATGGGCTGAACGATAAGAGCTACTGGGATGCCGTGTACAAGGAAGCATGCGAGATGACGGCTTACCTGTGTAAGATGTTCGGCATCGATCCGAAGGGCACGATCAGTTATAACGGTCTGCAGGTCCCGACTATTATCGATCACACCGGCAGTCACAGCTTAGGACTCGGAAGCAATCACGGCGATGTGCAGCATTGGTCCCGGAAGTACGGTGTGACAATGGATACTGTTCGCAACGATGTGGCGGCGCTACTGGTGGCGGAGGGTAGTACTATTCAGCCTAGAGCGGGCCTCTCAAAAGGCGACAGCGGCGATGCAGTGAAGACCATGCAGACGATGCTGATTGCCTGTGGCTATTCCTGCGGCAGCACAGGAGCTGATGGTGATTTCGGTGAGAATACGCTTGCCGGTTTAATCGCTTTCCAGAGTGCTCACGGTCTGGCAGCTGATGGTGTGTATGGGGATGAAACGAAGACGGCTCTGGAGAAAGCTTATGCAGCCATTCAGCAGACCACGACTCCAACCACATCCGCAACTGATGAAGAGAAGCTCATCTGGGATACCCTCATGTCTGCTATTGGCAATGCCTACGGAGTAGCCGGGCTGATGGGGAACCTCAAAGCGGAGAGCAATCTTCACGCGAACAATCTCCAGAACAATGGCAACACCAAGCTCGGTATGACGGATGAGGAATTCACGGCAGCATTTGACAGCGGCACTTATTCTGCCGACACTTTCATCCACGACGGCTACGGTTATGGGCTTGCCCAGTGGACATACTATAGCCGGAAAGAATCACTCGCGAGTTACGCGAAGACGGCAGGAAAGAGCATCGGCGACCTGACCATGCAGCTTGGTTTCTTGCTCCAGGAGATCAAGGGCTATACGTCGGTATGGAATACACTGGTATCTGCAACTTCCGTCCGGGAAGCCTCCGATGCCGTGCTGCTGAAGTTCGAGCGTCCTGCGGATAAGAGTGAGACGGTTCAGGTGAAGCGTGCCAGGTATGGTCAGACATACTACGACAAGTACACCAGCGAAGGTACCAGCCAGGACACCAGTCAGGACGAGATTGTGCAGATGTCCGCTACCCATGCGAAGTATATCCTTTCGACCGGAACCCATTATATCTCCAACAGTGGTTCCGATGAGAACGGCGCTTACTCGGGTGGTCAGGCTGGTGATCAGTCCGGGAAAGAATGGCGGATGCGGGACTGGTACAGCCGTCCCTGGACCTGTGTGCTGCGATATCCGGATCAGAAGGTTGCGCTGAAGCTTGCTCAACTTGCCATCGACGCTGCACTCAATGATCATATCGGATACGACCAGAGCCAGAATAGAACGTATCTGGCACAATTGAAAACTGTGGGATGGGAGCCGTCCAAGATCACCGTGAATTGTGAAGCGGACTGTTCGGCGGGTGTGTGCGCCAATGTCACGGCGGCAGGGTATCTGCTCGGCATTAAGGCGCTCCAGAATCATACCGGCACTTATACCGGGAATATGCGCTCGGCGCTGACCAAGGCGGGATTCCAGCTTCTGACCGATTCCAAGTATCTGACCAGCGGGGATTATCTGCTGCCCGGAGACATTCTCCTGAATGACGGTCACCATACTGCAACGAATGTGACGGTTAGTAAGAAGGTGAAGAATCAGTGGAAGCCTACGTCAACAACTCCCGTAACGCCTGCACCGGCGGCCACGAAATATTACCGTGTCCGTAAGAGCTGGGCAGAGAAGACAAGCCAGATCGGAGCTTTCACGGTATTCCAGAATGCCAAGAACTGTGTAGCTGCCAACCCTGGTTATGCTGCCTTTGATGATAACGGCAATCAGGTATATCCCGCTGTGACGCAGACCTTCACTCCGTATCTGGTGAAGGTCAGCATCTCAGATCTGAACTACCGCAAAGGCCCGTCCACTTCCTATGCATCCTACGGCTACATCGAGCCCGGTGTCTATACCATCGTGGATGAGCAGGACGGCTGGGGCCTGCTGAAAGCTTATGCCGATCAGCGAAATGGCTGGATCAGCCTTGCATATGCAAAGAAACTTTGACCTTCTGAGGGGGAGCATAACCGCTCCCTCTCGCTTTTTTTACATCGAAAATTCCGGGTCATACTGAACCAATTCTGTGCTCATAATCGCCGGAAAATTCGTTCAAAAAGACCTGCTTATTATAAGTAGAAATATCGAGAAACCGCTTGATATGTACGGGCAAAAGAGTGATTAATACACTACCTCGAGAGAGGGAAACGGGTGGAATCCACCCGGAAAGGAGACCAGAATGGATAAGATCAAAACAGCGGCCTACTGCCGAGTGAGTACGGATAAAGAAGCGCAGGACGGTTCCTACGAGCTTCAGGTAAGCTACTTCACCGAGCTGATAACCTCAAACCCAGACATGGAACTTGTGGGCATTTACGGCGACAAGGGTAAGAGCGGCTTGAGCACGGAGAAGCGCCCCGGGCTTAAGAAACTCATGGACGACTGTAGAGAGGGGAAGATCAACCTGATCCTCACAAAGTCTATTTCCCGTTTTGCCCGCAACATGGCCGAATGTGCAGAAATGATACGGAAGTTGCAGAGTCTGGGTGTAAACATCATTTTTGAGAAGGAAAACCTGAACTCGCAGGATGAAAATTGTGCTCTTGCGCTAAACATTTTCGCTGCCATCGCGGAAGAAGAGAGCCACAGCATCAGCCAGCATGCCTTAAGGGCTCATGAGCAATACACGATGGAGGGCAGGCCCTTTGGCCAGATTTCCTTCGGCTACAAGAATGGTGGAGACAACAAGTGGATTATCAACGAAGAGGAAGCACCGCTTGTTAGGAAGGCTTTCGAGATGGCGGCGGAAGGACAAAATTACACCGAGATTAGGAAGGCAATGACAGAGATGGCTGGCTATCCCTGGAGCCAGGGACGGGTGAAATACCTGCTAACAAATGTGGTCTACAAGGGCGATTACTTGTCCCACAAAACAGTATGTATTGTCCCGGGAAAACAAGTGAAAAACGCCGGGCACCGGGATCAGTTTTACATCACAGGCCACCACGAGCCGATTGTTTCGACAAGCCTTTTTGATCGGGTGCAGAAGATCGTGGTAAACGGAGATCTTATTAGCCTCAGGCGGAGAAAAGAAAGGAGAAGTGCCTAATGGAGAAAACCGTAACGAAGATTGAACAGCCGAAGGTCGCAAGCAGAAAGCGTGTTGCCGCTTACTGCCGTGTGAGCACGGACCATGAGGCGCAGCTCGAAAGTCTGGAAAATCAAATGGAGGCATTCCGTTTTCGGGCGGCACAGCGTGGGGATTGGGATCTTGTAAATGTGTATGCAGATGAGGGCTTAAGCGGAACTTCAATGAAGGGGAGGACTAAGTTCCTGGAAATGATCGATGACTGTGAAGCCGGAAAAATCGACTACATCATAACCAAGAGCATCAGCAGGTTTGCTAGAAACACCGTCGACACCCTCACGATGGTGCGGAAGCTCCAGGGCTGGGGCGTCCAGCTTTTCTTTGAAAAGGAGGGAATCGACACAGCAGATTCTTTATCGGAATTGGTGTTGACTATCATGGCCTCCTTCGCTCAGGAGGAGAGCAGAAGCATTTCTGAAAACGTGAAATGGGGCATCAGGAAGCGGTTTGAAGCAGGAAACGAGGTCAAGGTTCCCCTTTACGGCTTCTACCACAAGGAGGACGAACTTTTCATCCCAGAGCCGGAAGAAGCAAAGGTTGTCCAAGAGGTTTTCGAGCGGTATGTGCATGGCGAGATGCCATTGAGCATTATTAAAGATATGAGCGAAAGAGGGATCAAGCCTCCCGCCGGGGACTGCTGGAAGCGGCTGCAGATTGATCGGATGATTACGAACGAAAAATACATTGGTGATGTGGTCTTACAGAAAACCTACATAGAAAATCACCTCACCCACAGGCAGATCCGCAACAAAGGAGAAATGCCAACATTCCATGTAAAAAATGCACACGATGCCGTTGTTGACCGGCATATCTTTGAACAGGCGCAGAAGATCAGAGCAATGCGGAATGTACAGGGCGGGAACAGTACTTACCCATATGGAGAGATGCTCAGTTGCCCACATTGCGGAAAAGCTCTTGTTCACGGAAGCTTGAATGATTTCTATTACGAAGGAGAGAAGATTCAGAACGGCGGATGGGGGTGCTATGGAGAAGGAGGCTGCGGCAATTACCTGCTTATCCAAAATAATCTTGATGTGGCAGTGATCAATGCCTATACCGAGAAGTATGGAGAAGTGAAGGTGCAAGTTGATTTCTACTGGTTGGATGACAGTGTGGAGCGCATTGAGCTGGGAGAGAATACAGTTACAATACGCTGGCGGGATGGCGAGACAAGCGTTGTAGAGATGGAATTTGCTGAGGGGATGTTTAAGCCCACCAGCTACTCTGATTTCTACAACGCTTTTCTTGACCGAATCAGAAGTGGAAAGAGGAAAAATAAACACAAAAATCTTATGGGGCTGAAGGAGGCACAAGAAGTATGCAGGTAACCAGGATTCAGGCACAACGGGAGGATAGGAAGGTTCGGGTGGCAGTGTACTGCCGTGTGAGTACGGAAAAGAACGATCAGGAAGACAGTCTGGAAATACAAAAAGAGGCCTATACATCACTCATCAGTCTCCGTTCTGACTGGGAGTTTGTGGGTATGTATGCAGACAGCCTTTCAGGGCTCAATGCGGAGAAACGGCCGGAGTTCATGCGGATGATCAGGGAGGCTATGAACGGGAATATCGATCGGATACTCTGCAAGAGCGTCTCGCGCTTTTCCCGTAACGTAGTAGAATGTAAGAAGTACACAGACATGCTGCGGCTTAAGAATGTGACAGTCGAATTCGAAAAAGAACATCTCAGAACAGATGATTCGTCCAGCGCCTTTATGTTTTCCCTGATGTCCGCAATTGCAGAGAATGAGAGCCGGAGCATTTCCGAAAATGTGAAATGGGGGCAGAAGGAGAGAGTAAAGCGTGGTAAATACAACCTGGGGAATAACCGCATCCTCGGTTACGACTCAGCAAATGGAAAGCTGGTGCCGAATAAAGATGCAGCCATCGTTCGTCTCATCTATACACTTTTCCTGCAAGGAAAAAGCATTGAGGAAATCCGCAGGATGCTGGCGGGCATTGGTGTGACGACAAAAAAAGGTACTATGATCTCCCATAACGACATCCTCTACATTTTGAAAAATGAGACATACAAAGGTGATAAGCTTCTTCAGAAGACACATCCGAAAGACCTGATCACAAAGAAACCTGATCCGACAATCCCGTTTGAGAGCAACTACCTGGAAAATGATCATGAGGCGATTGTGAGCAGGGATGTGTGGGACGCAGTTCAGGCAAAACTGGAAGCGAATAAAAAAGTGGAAGAAGTGGTTGGTCACAGAGGTGGTCAGCCACATTTTTTATATGGAAAAGTTTTCTGTGGCGAATGTGGAGCGCCCATGACGCGGCGGACGGTCAACGGCCCCGGCGGGGAGATGATTAAAACCTGGATTTGCAGGGACAAGCGGAAAGGTTCCGGTTGCAAATGCCGGAATGTGAAGGAGGAAGAACTGCTGAAATACGGAGAAGCGAAGAGAATCGAGATTAGAGGCGTAGGAATTGAGGTTGCGTGATTGCCCACCTGTTTTGTTTTCAGGGAGTTGGAGAGATGTTCTTCATACCGAAAGCAGAGCAGGTGGGCTTTTTGTCGTTTACAGCGTCAATGCAAAGGTTTGAACTGTTGCTAACAACAACAGAATATCGAGTTTGTGGACTAGATTCAAGAAATGTTCACATAAAATAGCGACAAAGGGCTTGATTCCGAACACTACATTTGTTAAAATAATTTTGTTGCGAATCGACTAAATTGACGCTATCAGCAACAGGAGGCCTTGATGAAACACTTATCCCTGAAACTGCTTTCTGAGATTGTGGTTAGCAGAAGAAAGACCCTCAAGCTTTCACAGACTGCTCTTTCAGATATGGCAAATATAAATCGTTCTATTCTTTCTCGTCTTGAGTCGGGTGATTACAGCCCGTCTGTCGATCAATTACTGTCTCTGTCTGCCGTGCTTGGTTTCCAGCCCACTGATGTCATTGTGGATGATGAAGCCGAGGCTGTAACGGTTGAGCGGAAAAAGATTGTTGTGGCCGGAACCGGCTATGTCGGTCTGAGTCTTGCTGTGTTGCTTTCCCAGCATAACGATGTGACCGCAGTCGATATCCTTCCGGAGAAGGTCGCGAAGATCAACAACTGGAAGAGCCCGATCCAGGATGAATACATAGAAAAATTTATGGCGGAGCATGAGGAGAGAGGGCTGAGCCTCGTTGCGACCAAAGACGCGCTATCCGCGTATTCTTCTGCGGATTACGTTATTGTGTCTGCTCCTACCAACTATGACCCGAAGACGAACTTCTTTGACTGCAGCGCGGTGGAATCTGTGCTGGGGCTTATCAAAGAGGCAACCGCAGCGCGGGATGTAAAGCCGACTGTTGTGATTAAGTCCACCATTCCGGTTGGCTATACAGTTCAGATCCGTGAGAAGATGGGGATGAATAACATCATCTTCAGCCCGGAGTTCTTGAGGGAGTCCAAGGCACTATACGACAATCTCTATCCCAGCCGGATCATTGTTGGAGCAGAAGAGATGAATCAGAAGGCTGCCGAGGAGTTTGCGGCGCTGCTGCAGCAGGGGGCGATTAAAACATCCATCCCGGTCCTTTTCATGGAGACTACAGAGGCGGAGGCCACAAAGCTATTCGTCAATACATATCTGGCTCTTCGAGTATCCTACTTCAATGAGCTGGACACCTATGCCGAGGTAAAAGGACTTAAGACTGCGCCGATCATCAAAGGTGTATGCCTTGATCCGAGAGTCGGCGACTACTACAACAATCCATCCTTTGGCTATGGCGGTTATTGTTTGCCTAAGGACACCAAACAGCTTCTGGCGAATTACAGGGATGTTCCGGAAAACCTGATCCAGGCCATCGTGGAGAGCAATCGGACGAGAAAGGACTTTATTGCTGACCGTGTTCTGGAGATTGCCGGGACTTATGGCAACAGCGAATCTTACTCGGCTGAGAGAGAAAACCGGCAGAAGGAAGTTGTGGTAGGTGTGTTCCGGCTTGCTATGAAGAGCAATAGTGACAACTTCCGGCAGAGTAGTATCCAGGGCGTTATGAAGCGGATCAAAGCGAAAGGCGCAACCGTGGTCATTTATGAGCCCACATTGGAGGATGGCACGACCTTCTTTGGATCTGTCGTGGTAAACGATATCAAGAAGTTCAAAAAAATGTGCGGCTGCATCATTGCCAACCGGTATGACAGCGTGTTGGATGATGTGGAAGAAAAAGTGTACACCAGAGACCTGTTCAGAAGAGATTAAAGGAGCGAAATATAATGAAAATCACAGTAGCCGGAGTAGGATATGTCGGTCTGAGCCTCGCTGTTCTGCTTGCTCAAAAGCATGAGGTTACAGCCATTACAACAACAGAAGCGAAAGCCGAAAAGCTCAACCAATTCATCAGCCCGATCCAGGACGATGAAATTGAGCGCTTTTTCCGCGAGGCGAGGGAAGGGAGCAGAACACTAAATCTCCACACCACCACGGATAAGGAAGCAGCATACAAGAGTGCGGAACTGGTTATTATTGCCACACCGACCAACTATGATGATGTCCATCACTTCTTTGATACTTCCGCTGTGGAAGATGCCATCGAAAGGACGCTGAAGGTGAATCCGGATGTCCTCATGGTCATCAAGTCCACGATCCCTGTGGGGTACACTGAATCCGTGAGGAAAAAGTACGGCGTGAAGAATATTATCTTCAGCCCGGAATTTCTGAGAGAATCCAAAGCCCTTTATGATAATCTGCATCCGAGCCGCATCGTTGTAGGCTGTGACGATGACCAGAAGGCAGAGGCGCAGATGTTCGCAGACCTTCTTTTGGAAGGTGCAAGAGTGGAGGAACAGAGAGCTGGTCAGGAACCGCAGAATATCCCGGTTCTCCTTGCTCATCTGACCGAGGCGGAAGCGATCAAGCTGTTCGCCAACACTTATCTGGCTGTCCGGGTATCTTACTTCAACGAGCTGGACACCTATGCTCAGACCAAGGGACTGGATACACAGATGATCATTGATGGCGTGTGCATGGATCCGCGTATCGGCGGCCACTACAACAATCCGTCTTTCGGTTACGGCGGATATTGCCTGCCGAAGGATACCAAGCAGCTCCTCGCCAACTATAAAAATGTGCCTCAGACCATGATCGAAGCGGTTGTGAAGAGCAATACGGTGAGAAAAGACTTTATTGCGGATCAGATCATCAGCCGGAACCCTGGCACTGTCGGCGTTTACCGCCTGACCATGAAGAGCAACAGTGATAATTTCCGTGCCTCCGCTATTCAGGGTGTCATGAAACGGATCAAGGCAAAGGGCATTCCGATCATTATTTATGAGCCGACGCTGGACGATGGAAGCGAGTTCTTCCGCAGCAAAGTCGTAAATGATCTGGAGAAATTCAAGGCACAGAGTGATGTAATCATTGCCAACCGCTTTGACGCGGATGTACTCGGTGATGTGGAAGAGAAGGTCTACACCCGCGACCTGTTCCGGAGGGACTAAAGATGCAGCACATTGATCTGAATAATAAAACGATCCTGGTGACGGGCTCGCCTGGATTCATTGGAGCAAACCTGGTGATCCGCCTGCTGAAGGATTTACAGGGCGGGACGATTGTCAGCCTTGACAATATGAATGACTATTATGATCCGGCGCTGAAAGAGTATCGTCTGAGATTGGTGGAGAAGGCAGCGGAGACATCTCCTGTAAAGCATGTGTTTATTAGGGGCTCCATCGGAGATAAGGAGCTGGTGGATAAGCTATTTGCCGACTATCACTTCGACCTCGTGGTGAACCTTGCCGCGCAGGCGGGGGTGCGTTACAGCATCGACCATCCAGACGTCTATATAGAATCCAACATCATCGGCTTTTACAACCTGCTGGAGGCCTGCCGCCACAATCCTGTGGAGCATCTGGTTTATGCGTCGAGCAGCAGTGTGTACGGCGGGAACAAGAAGGTGCCGTTCTCCACAGAGGATAAGGTGGATAACCCGGTGAGCCTGTATGCCGCAACGAAGAAAAGCGATGAATTGCTGGCGCATGCTTATTCCAAGCTTTACAACATTCCGTCCACGGGACTCCGGTTCTTTACGGTTTACGGTCCTGCTGGCCGCCCGGATATGTTCTACTACAGCGCCACACAGAAGCTGGTAGCGGGAAAGACCATCCAGATCTTCAACTACGGCGATATGCGCCGGGACTTCACTTACATCGATGACATTGTAGAAGGCATTGTGAGAGTTATGCAGGGTGCGCCGGAAAAGAAGAACGGAGCAGATGGTTTGCCGATTCCACCCTATGCTGTGTACAACATCGGCGGCGGACAACCTGAGAATCTGCTTGACTATATCAGCACGCTCCAGGAGGAACTTGTGAGAGCAAAGGTGCTGCCTGAGGATTACGACTTCGAGGTCCATCGTGAACTCGTCGGTATGCAGGCCGGGGATGTACCCGTAACCTATGCGGATTCCGAGGCACTGGAACGTGATTATGGCTTCACGCCGAAGATCGGCATCCGTGAAGGTCTGCGTGCTTTCGCCGAATGGTACGCCGAGTATTATAAATAAACCGCAGCCCACCGACTACCTTTTCAACTTGGAGCACCTTTCCCGGTTGAACATGGAGCTGGTGGGCTTCTCTTTGTCTGTTTCTGACAAAAATAGCCTTCAATGCTTGCTATGTGCAAAACTCTGAGTTAACTTGTAGAACAAGATGGCAGATTCACATTGCCGTTGGAAAACCTAACCAGTTTGCTTACAGGATCTGAATGAATTGGATGGAAGAACTGATCAGCATTGGGAGAGGAGAAATAAGAACCATGGGGTTAACAAGAGTTCCGGCGCAGCGGGAAAACGAGAAGACACGCGTTGCGATTTATTGCCGTGTAAGCACAAAAACGGAGGAACAAGAAGATAGCCTGGAAATACAGAAGAAAGCATATATTGACCTTATCAGTCTTCGTTCCAATTGGGAACTTGTGGGCATTTATGCTGATAGCCTTTCAGGCTTAAGCGCAGAAAAACGGCCAGAGTTCATGAGAATGATTGAAGAGGCTTTGAACGGAAATATTGACCGTATCCTCTGTAAGAGCATTTCCCGTTTTTCTCGAAATGTAGTTGAATGTAAATTATACACGGAGAAGCTGCGACTTAAAGGAGTGGCGGTAGAGTTTGAGAAGGAGCACATCCGTACGGATGATCCCACCAGCGCCTTTATCTTCTCCCTCATGGCGGTCATTGCTGAAAACGAGAGCAGGAGTATTTCCGAGAACATAAAATGGAGTCAACGGGAGCGGGTTAAACGTGGGGAGTTCAACCTTGGCAACAATCGTATCCTTGGCTATGACACTGTGGACGGGAAACTGGTTCCAAATGATGATGCAGATACTGTGCGTCTCATCTATTCTTTGTTCCTGCGAGGTAACACTATTAATGAAATTATAAGGATACTGACGGAGCTTGGCGAAAAATCTCTAAAAGGCAATCAGTTCAGCCGAAGCGCAATCCGTTATATCTTGAGTAATGAGACATATAAAGGTGATAAACTCCTGCAGAAAGATCATCCGAGAGATCTAATCACAAAAAGGCCGGATCCGAATATTCCCTATGAGAGTAATTATCTGGAAAACGATCATGAGGCAATTGTGGACAGAAAGATGTGGGACGCTGTTGCCGATATGCTGAAAAAGAATACGGAACTCGAGGGAGCGGTTGGTCACAGAGGAGGTCAGCCACACTTTTTATATGGGAAGGTTTTTTGCGAGTGCGGAGCTCCAATGACGCGGCGGACAGTCAACGGCCCAGGTGGAGGGAAGATTAAGATATGGATCTGCCGGGAAAGACGGAAAGGAAATTGCAAAGGAAGGAACGTCAAGGAAGAGGAACTGCTGAATGCCGTGGTTGCAACAAGGATCGTGGTAAAAGGAGATGGACTTGAGTTTGTACAAGTGTGAGAGCGGGCATGCTATGTGAGTAATTCCGAATTATCTTGTGGAACAAGGCAGTAATCCCACTCAACGGACGAAATACATAGTCATAAAAGTGGCGCAAAGGAGGAGCAGAATGAACATAGAAAGATTCGGATTTGAGCAGACGGATCTGGTGGTGGTAACGGCTGTCAATGCGTACCTGAAGAAGCTGACGCCGGGATTGAGGAAGGAGATGTTAAAGTCAATCGTAATATCAGATGGCGTGGAAACCTTGATAGATGGGGCACATCTTGCCGATCTGATCGAAAATTCCAAAACCGCTGCAATGATTGGTTCTGTGGAGTGGAAAGACTGTGGTGATCCGCTTATGAAGAAAACATTGGATTTCATTCATGAGATATTGTCCACGATAGACGGAAAAAAATATGTGAAGGATTCTCATAATAAGTTCTTGAAATTTATCGTGAGCTGTGCGGCGGAAGCATGAGAGTCGAAGGAAAATGATCATGAAAAAGATTCTGTATCTTAAAAGTAGGACGGAGAACGATCAACAGTATATGGCTACATATTGATAGAGGGGCAAAAATGGAACTGGTAAATAATAGCCTGGAGCTTTTTTACGATAACGGATGCGGCGGAAGGATATTCAAGGTGCTGATTGAAAATAAAGCCTATCTCGTCAAGTGTGCGAACTACGGGCAGTCCGTAAATGAATATGTGGCTCAGTCAGTTATTGCTGCAATTGGCTTACCAGCTGTGCCTTCTGTTCTGGTCAGGATAGGACATGCCGAAATAAAAAAGGCTGGTCTTGGTGGAATACCTATTGATACCTTCGGGGCAGTCGAGTATGTGTCAGGGCTGAAACGGGTAACGGACAGAGAAATCTTTAAGGGCGGCAATAGAGAGAGGATGAGTCGCTATTGCGAGTTACTCATGTTGGATAGCCTTCTTGCTGATGACGATGATACGGTTGAAGTTTATGAAACCGAAGATGAAAAAATGATACTGCTTGACCTAGGCGAGGCTATCACACAACAACCATATTTGGAATCGGCATTACGAAAGGAACCAAATGCTGTGGTGGCCTTTTCGCTTCGATGTAAAATGTCTTCCGAGCTGATGATGGTTAACCGGCGCATTGAACAGGGCAAAAAATACTGCCAGCAGCGTATGGGAAAATACGACTATTTGGATATTGGAATGATTGATAATGCAGCTTTTTCTGCCATTGAACGTTTGGCCCGTTTGGATTTTAGGGATCTAAGACAATGCTTCAAAGGATTAGAAGAGAACTATGGAATTGAGATCTGTGAAGGATATAAGCTGTTATTTAGGAGATTACGGAGCACTTGCCGCTTGATCTTGAAATATCGGTGATGACTTAAGATATCACCTGTATACGCGACGAAAAGAATATAAAGCAGCCCACTGGGTTTGCGTCCAACTTACGAAGAAGATCGTAACACGGAAGCACACCTGGTGGGCTTCTTTTTTTTGCTCTTTTTGACACTTAGCCCTTCTGACCAATGCAGGATTTCGCGGGCAGCGAACTTTAGCCCAACTGACAAACTGAACGAGGCGATTTAGCCCAACTGACAAATCAATATATAGCGTCGAAAAAGTCAAATGGAGATGCAAAATACTATATATGGTATTTAGCCCATATGACCACCTTGGAAGCCCATGCATATGCAGCCGATATATAGGACGAACCCGTTTATAACTGCTTCCGGAAATGGCCGGGGACGCACAAATGCTTATATTTCAGGCACTTTCGAGGATGTAGGGGCTGATATTTTCAGGCGTGGACTTTGCTTACCGAGCGATAACAAGATGACGGAAGAGCAGCAGGACGTGATTATTGACATCATTCATAGGTGTTTTCGGTGATGTCGGCTGGACATCAATGAGGGTTGTAGAGAGGAAGATTAAGCATCTGCCGGACATCAATCAGGTATGTATACCTGCATCTGCTGGGCATCAATCAGGTGCGTACAGAGAAAAATCGGCATCGACTGGGCATCAATCAGGTGGTCGAAGGTATATCTGCTGCACATGAATCAGGTGCGTAGAGTTAAGCTGCTGCATATGCATGATGGGTCATAACTGCATCAGCCGCACATTAATGAGGTGTTCATAATGGGCTGCTTCATAAGCCGAAAGAAAGACAAGGTCGCAGCTGTTTTTGAGCAAGTTGGCCCTGATGCGGATGAGGAAAGCTTCATAGCCGCTTTCAAAAAGCTCTATCCAAATGATTGGTTGAAAATCAACGAAAGATGGCAGCTTGAAGAAGACAGTACTCCGCCTGGTAAGAAGCACCCGATGCAGCATCCCGATGTGTACATGAAGGAAATATTCAGAAATCATAAGCCAAGATAAAAACTATGGATTTAAAAGACCTGAAAGTAAAAGCGCTCATTTACCCACACGGGGAGTATCGACTTGGAAGTCCTGCTCCTGTCCTGGATGAAGGCCCTTTTTATCGTATAGATGGCACGCACATTATCGATAAGTTCAAAATCAAATCGATCAATGAAACTGATGACCGTGTGGACATTGTGATGACAGACAAGGTTGTGACCCTGGAGGTACAGCAGTGATTATCGAACTGCATGAAAAATATGATGTCAGCCCGGAATGGTTTGAAGAACAGGCCCAGAGAACTGATGGGTGGCAAGAGAGGCTCTGTGATCTATTGACTGTGTACAAGTTGAAAGATGAGGCTGGAGCAAAGTTGGCGGCTGAGAAGATGCAGGCTGTTGGGATTGACGAAAAGCTGATAAGAACGGCGATGGAGTAAATGATGAAGCATAAACCATATGGCCCATATGAACGATTTATAAAGAGGCCACAGGATTTCCTGTGTGCATTACTAGCTACTATAGTCCTTTCTCCGGTACTCCTGATAACAGCCATTTTAGTTCGTCTCAAGCTTGGCAGCCCGGTGCTCTTTACGCAGGATCGCCCTGGAAAAGATGGGAAAATATTTAAGCTCTATAAGTTCCGCACCATGTTGCCGCCGAAGGAAGGTCAGTCTGGACCTGAATATGATGCCCAGAGATTGACGCCATTTGGAAAGAAGCTACGCTCCACTTCGCTTGATGAGCTCCCGGAGCTATTTAACATGCTGAAGGGCGATATGTCTGTGGTTGGTCCGAGACCTCTTCTGGTTCAGTACTTGACTCGCTACAACTCACACCAGGCAAGACGGCATGAAGTTCGTCCTGGATTCACGGGACTTGCGCAGGTTCACGGACGAAATGCAATCAGCTGGGAAGAAAAGTTTGATTGGGATGTGAAGTATGTTGATCACATCACATTTCTTGGCGATTGGAAGATTATCTTTGAAACCATAAAAACAGTGCTTAAGCGTGAGGGCATCAGCGGCGGCGAGTCACCCACAATTACCGAGTTTATGGGGAGTAACAACTCTGTAGAGGTGCTGAAAAGTGAATAAATTGATCATTATCGGCGCTTCCGGTCATGGCAAGGTTGTCGCCGATGTTGCAGTTCATTGCGGGTATAAAGATATCGTCTTTTTAGATAATGATCCCGAAATAAAAAACTGTGCGGGGTACCCGGTTCTTGGTCCGGACACGATGACTTCAGAACTTGAGGGTGATGTGTTTGTCGCTGTTGGGAATGCAGAGACCAGAAAAAAGTTGATGGAGCGGGACGCTAATCGAAACTTTCCAGTTCTGATACATCCCTCTGCAGTTATTGCCGAAGATGTGAAAATCAGGGACGGCTCTGTAGTTATGGCAGGAGCTGTGATTAATCCTGGAGCGCGAATTGGGAAAGGATGCATTATCAACACAAGTTCGTCTGTTGATCATGACTGCATGGTAGGGGACTACGTTCATGTCTCTGTCGGTGCGCATCTGTCTGGGACGGTTGCGATTGGAACAAGGACATGGATTGGTGCCGGAGCGATTGTCAGCAATAATGTGGATATATGCGCAGACTGTGTTATTGGTGCAGGCGCAGTAGTGATTAAGGATATAGATGAACCCGGTACATATGTCGGAGTACCTGCAAAAAAGCATTGATAAGCAACAGAGGAGATCACAGAATGCGCATAGTTATCTTAACTAACGCTGATATAGGACTATATAAGTTCCGAAAAGAGCTTGTTGAAAAGCTATGTACAGAACATGAAGTGTACATAGTCCTTCCAGAGGGGGAATTCATCGAGCCTTTGAAGCAGTTAGGCTGCAAGTATATTGCGTTTGAGTTTAATAGGCGCGGGACAAACCCAATTGCAGATTTCACACAGATTACACGGTATGTAAAACTACTGAAAGAACTTAAACCGGATATTGTTCTTACTTACACAATTAAACCAAATGTATACGGTGGATTAGCTTGCCGGATGACTAAGACGCCATACATAGCAAATGTTACCGGGCTCGGAACCACGATTGAAAACGGTGGATTATTAAGCTTTATATCTACTTCCCTTTATAAGATTGGCCTTAAGGGTGCCAGTTGCGTTTTCTTTCAGAATAAGGACAATCAGAAACTCTTTATAGATCGAAAGATTGTAAAAGGCAAAACAAGGCTGATCCCTGGCTCAGGTGTCAATCTGCAGGCACATTGCGTTGAGCCTTATCCTGACGATAAAGATGGAATCCGTTTTCTCTTCGTTGGAAGGATCATGAAGGACAAGGGAATCGGTGAGCTGCTGGAAGCAATGCATCTGATTCATCAAGAAAACGACAAGGCGACATTGGATGTTGTGGGCTGGAGTGATGAAGATTACTCGGAGGCGCTGAAGAAGGCAGAACAAGAAGGTTCCATTCGATACCACGGCCTCCAGTCGGATGTCCATCCATTCTACACTAGATGCCATTGTGCGGTCCTCCCTTCCTATCATGAGGGCACGGCAAATGTCATGCTTGAAGCCTCGTCAACAGGTCGTCCAGTAATTACTACTCGTGTGCCCGGTTGCCAGGAGACGTTCGATGAGGGAAAAACTGGCTTTGGCTGTGACGTTAAGAGCACAGAAAGCCTTGCAGATGCAATGAGAAAATTTCTTTCCACGACACAAGATCGTCGGAGAGAAATGGGACTGGCAGCAAGAACAAAAATGGAAATGGAATACGACCGGAACATTGTTCTTAAAGCCTATCAGGAAGAGATAGAAGCGAATTCAAAGGGTCCGCCTGCTAGTGCATAAGACCATTTGAATCTGGTTCTCTATATAACAAAACACATATAACAATTGAAGGAGAAATCGAAAATGAAACTGTATGATCAGCTTGTCAATAAGGAAGAAAAGCTCTCTCTGGTAGGTCTTGGCTATGTTGGTATGCCTATTGCTGTTGCGTTTGCCAGAAAGATTAATGTTATTGGCTTCGATCTGAACGCTAAGAAGATCGAAATGTATAAGAATGGCATCGATCCGACTCATGAAGTCGGAAACGAAGTTATTTCTAAGACCACTGTGGAATTCACTGCAGATGAGACGAAACTCCGTGAAGCGAAGTTTCATATCGTTGCTGTTCCGACTCCGGTTAATGATGACCACACGCCAGATCTAACCCCGGTCGAGGGAGCTAGCACAATCCTAGGTCGTAATCTGACCAAGGGCTCTGTAGTTGTCTTTGAGTCTACGGTATATCCGGGCGTGACTGAAGATGTGTGTGTTCCGATTCTGGAGCGTGAGTCTGGTCTCAAGTGTGGTGTGGATTTCAAAATCGGCTATAGCCCTGAGCGAATCAATCCCGGCGACAAAGTACATCGTCTGGAGACCATCAAGAAGATCGTCTCAGGTATGGATGAAGAGACTCTTGATTGCGTAGCGAAAGTTTACGAGCTTGTCGTTGAAGCTGGCGTACATCGTGCCGAATCCATCAAGGTTGCTGAAGCTGCAAAGGTTATCGAGAACTCCCAGCGTGATATCAATATCGCATTTATGAATGAGCTGTCCATCATCTTCAACAAGATGGGCATCGATACAAAGAGTGTGCTTGAAGCTGCGGGTACTAAGTGGAACTTCTTGAAGTTCTATCCGGGCCTAGTTGGCGGTCACTGCATTGGCGTTGATCCGTATTACCTTACATATAAAGCAGAGATGCTTGGCTATCACAGCCAAATCATTCTGTCCGGTCGCCGGATCAATGATGATATGGGTAAGTACTGTGCAGAGAACTGCGTAAAGAATCTGATTGCTTCCGATAAGGCTGTTAAAGGCGCTAAGGTCGCTATCCTGGGATTCACCTTTAAGGAAAACTGCCCGGATACCAGAAACACTAAGATCATCGATATCGTTCACGAACTGAAGGAATACGGAATCACCCCGGTGATCGCTGATCCGGAAGCAGATGCTGCTGAAGCTAAGATGCTCTATGGTGTTGAGTTTGTGGACATGAGTACGATCAAGGATATGGATGCTGTTATCCTTGCTGTTGCGCACACTGAATTCAGTAATTTCACAATGGCTGAGATGGACAAGTTCTTCGGTGAAGGGAAGAAGGTCCTCCTTGATCTTAAAGGACTTTTGAACCGTAAAGAGTACGAGGCTGCCGGATACAGCTATTGGAGACTGTAATTCTCATGGCTATCCTCCCTGTGCACTTACCTGCATAGGGAGGATGCCGGTATGGAAAAATGGAGGAAGAATAAAATGGGCTATCAAAATGTGAGTTTTCCTGAAAATAGTACGTTCCTGGTTACTGGCGGCGCTGGATTTATTGGGTCGAATCTTTGCGAAGCTATTCTGAAAATGGGCTATAAAGTGCGCTGTCTGGATGATCTTAGTACTGGCAAGCAGGCTAACGTTGATATGCTCATAGACAACCCTAACTACACATTTATCAGGGGTGATATCAAGGACCTTGATACCTGCATGAAAGCCTGCGAGGGTGTTGACTATGTTATGAACCAGGCTGCCTGGGGATCTGTTCCTCGTTCCATCGAGATGCCGTTGTTCTACTGTGCCAACAACATCATGGGAACACTGAATATGATGGAAGCGGCGCGGCAGAACGGAGTAAAGAAATTTGTTTATGCTTCCAGCTCTTCAGTCTACGGCGACGAGCCAAATCTTCCTAAAAAAGAGGGTAGAGAGGGAAATCTCCTGTCTCCGTATGCAGTAAGCAAGATGTGCGATGAGGAGTGGGGTAAGCAGTACACTCGCCACTATGGCCTTGATACTTATGGCTTGCGCTACTTCAACGTTTTTGGTCGCCGTCAGGATCCGAATGGCGCATATGCCGCAGTTATTCCGAAATTCATCCGTCAGCTGCTTCATGGTGAAGTGCCTACGATCAATGGCGATGGAAAACAGAGTCGAGATTTTACTTATATTGAAAATGTTATCGAAGCAAACCTGAAAGCCTGTATGGCTCCGAGCAGTGCAGCTGGTGAAGCCTTTAACATCGCATACGGCGGAAGAGAGTACCTTCTTGACATCTACTACGGTCTTACCAAAGCCCTTGGCGTAGATATTGAGCCGAACTTTGGCCCGGATCGCGCCGGTGACATTAAGCATAGTAATGCCGATATTAGCAAGGCAAAAGAGCTTCTGGGGTACGATCCTGACTGGAGCTTTGACCGTGGCATTCAGGCTGCGATTGAGTGGTATAAGGAGAACCTGTAATCATGCCAGATCAAGGGATGATTTTATACATTGGTGGATTTGAGTTGCCAGACAGGAATGCAGCCGCTCAACGAGTGATTGGAATTGCGAAAAGTCTTAGAGATTCTGGCTATAAGGTAAGGTTCATAAATGCATTAAAAGAATACTCTGGAGAACCTCATAATACAGAATACTTTGGATTTAGCACTTTTGAGTATAAACGAGAAGGCGAAAGAGATTACCTGTTTGGAGCGCAGAAGGCCATTTCTATCATAAAAGATGAAAAACCGAGCGTTGTTATTGCTTATAATTATCCGGCTGTTGCGCTGAACAGAATAAGAAAATACTGTCAATCAAATAAGATAAAGTGCGTAGCGGATGTGACTGAATGGCCTAAGCCTGTGGGCGGCAGCCTTGTATATAGAATAATAAAGGAATTGGATACTGCGTATAGGATGCGTTATGTCCAGAAACATGTTGATTCAGTTATAGCGATCAGTCGTTATCTCTATGATTACTATAGGGAAAAAGTCCCAACTATATTGATTCCACCGACTGTGGATATTGCAGATGATAAGTGGAATGTAGGGAGCAAGAAGAACTCGGAAGTAACATCGTTTGCATATGCAGGTTCTCCGAGCGCACTGAAGGAAAAACTTGATGTCATTGTACGGGCAATTATTGAGTGTGGAAAAACAGAGAGAATCGTATTCAACGTTGTCGGAATAACAAAAGATCAATTTGTACAGATGTATTCTTGGACAGGAGATCTTCCCAAAGAGATCGTGTTCTGGGGACGTATGTCACATACGGATGTAATCCGTATTGTGAAAGAGGCGTCTTGGTCAATTATCCTTCGGGACAATAATATCGTTGTGAAAGCTGGCTTCCCTACAAAGTTAGTTGAAAGTATAAGCTGTGGTACACCGGTGATTACGAACAGATTTAGCAATGTGACGGATTACTTGACTGAGAATAACAGTATATTAATCAACAGCAAAGAGGGCATAGAGGAAGCTATCAAGACGGCATGTAAGTATAATCCAGCAGTGGACAGGGAGCAGTTTGACTATAGACGATATGCCAGTATTATCCATGAAGCAGTTGCAGGGTAAAGCTTAGAAACAGTAGGAGCGAAAGATAAATGGGAAAAAGAAAAGTTCTTGTGATGATGTATAGGGAGTCGAATCTTGGCGGTCCAAGTGTAGCCATGAAAAAGCTTATGGATTCCTCCTTAAAAGACAAGTATGACTTCGTTCCTTATTATTTCACAGATAAGCTTGGAAAGCTTCCAAAACTAAAATCCATTTATAATCTGGCGAAAAATATCAAGGATATAAGTCCGGATATAATATATTTCA